GTGGACGCGAGACAAAAGCGACTTGCCCGAGGGGGAGTGGATGCGGGAAGTCGATAAAGCGCAATGGCGAGACGCCGAGACAGGACTGGCATGTCTCGTGGTGCGTAACCATGTCGGGTGTTGGTGCGGTTATGTGGGAGTCACGAGCGAGCATCCGTGGTGGCAGTGCAGTTACGATGACTGTGATGTTGATGTGCATGGTGGATTGACGTATGCCGGATGGGGCGGGGGCGGACCGGAAGAAAGTCGTGTGATTCGTTACGCGCCGCTTGAGGACGATCCGGTAGAGGTTGTCAAGGAACGGCTAGGCATATCGTCTCTTTGGTGGTTCGGGTTCGATTGTGCGCATAGTGGTGATTTGTGTCCGCGCATGACGAGAGTATATCAACAAACTGGGGTGTATCGTACGTTTGCCTATGTCGTTGACGAAGTGACGATACTGGCGAAGCAGGTGAAGAACAATGCCAAAATGTCAACATAATCACGTTGAGAGATTAGATGATAGCCGCTTCGCTACGGAATCATTTTTGTGCCCCACTTGCCAAATGTCGTGGTTTGCTTGGAATTATTGTCTTGATTGTTTTGTGTCGATATGTTTTTATTGTGAGACTCCTCAACCGCATTTGTTCGCAGAGCATAACTTGTTACGCGTGAAAAGACGTTTAGGGGTGTGAGAGTATGACTCAATGTCTCCGGCATAGTTACTCGAACGGAATCTGCGTCACTTGTGGCGAGCGACGCCAATACAAGACTCACACCGAGTCTTGTCAGACGTGGCGGGAGAACGTAAGACGCGACGCCTTGGCGAAGATCGGCGAATTCTGCGTCATGTGCGAGCATGACGTGAGCGAGAATTTGTTGATTGTGAACGTTGACGGAACGCCGTTGCGGCTGTCGGACGGAAAGAAGTATCAGTTATACGGTTGGCTACGTGCGGGCAAGGTCTCACGAGACGATTACACGCTGGTGTGCCGGAACTGTCAGAGACTCTGGGAGAGACAGGAGACACGTGATCTTGCGACGCTGGAGACACGAGCGATTGAGCGTTATATGAGTGTCTCGCCGGACGAGGCGGAGACGCTGAGGCTCGTGAACACCGACGGGAGCGAGTTATCGTTGTCTCATGTGCTTTTGCGGACGTTGATCGTACGCGCGATGGAGGAGAGACAAAAGAGACGTTACGGAGTAACGGAAAAGGAGAATACTCATGGGGTGTGATATTCATATGTATGTGGAGTATCGGCAGGAAGGCACAAAAGACTGGCGAGACTTCGGGGGGAGCCGTCGATAACTGAGACCAGCAAGGGAGTAGAATAATGCTAATGTCTCCGTTGACGCCACACGAGATCGTCTCCCGGCTCGAACGTTACGAGTTCGGGACGCTTCCGCCGGAAGACTTCATGGAATTGATGCAGACGATTATTGATAACGGTTATGTGTGGACGTTGGACGGGGAGATTCAGGCGTTGGCGCGGGCGTTGATAGGATCGGGACAGTGTAGGGCGGCGAATTAGCGAAGGAGAAAGTCAATGGCGAGAAATATCTCGAAACGAAAAGCGCACGAACGAAAGCAAGCGGAGGCAGTCGCGCAAGTGCTTAGCCGTTTCGGTTTGGGCGAGGAACAAGCAGTGACAGTCGTACTGACAGGTTCTTATCGTGAGTTTGCGGCTTTTCTTGCGGGGACGGTTTACTCGAATCCGTTATTGTATAAAAATGTTTCTTGTCTCGCCGACGTTGATCGTATCCGTGGATGCAGAGTACGGGATTGGTTACGTATTGGCACGTTTGGGAACGTGCCGGAACAGCAGGAAATAATGGATTATGTGATTGCGATGATGGGGAGAAGATGATGATAAACACTCGTTGGGCCGTTGAGGCCGCATTGGAGCGTTTAGGGGTAACGTCAGAGACGACGCGTGTGTATGAGATGTACAGGTTAGAGAATACGGGTAGTGTCGTCGCGACGCGGAAGGCCAAAGAAAAAGGCTTGACGGTTGTGTTTCCCGAAGAGAACGAGTTGTTCATTGACATTGATGACGATTCGAGTATGCGGATGTATGTGAAAAATTCTCCTCTTATATGGAGACATTTAGGGGTCGAAAAAGAGACCATCCGAGCGTCGAAGTCGCCGAAGCATGAGCATGTTGTGATGAAGTTGTCGCAGAAAGTCTCACCGTTAGAGCGGCTGGTGCTGCAAGCGTGTCTCGGGAGCGACAGAACACGAGAACTGTTTTCATACCTGCATTACCTCGACGGCGACCCGAACCCGTTTTTGTTTTTCGAGAAGGAGGAGGAGAAGTAATGGCTTGCTCTTGGCGAGACGAGATAACGACACTTCTGCGCGAGCGCGGAGCGAAGATCGTTCGCACGACTCGTCACGAGGTTTGGCGTCTACCGGACGGTCGTGCGTGGACCGTGCCAACGACGCCGAAGAACGAAGTACACTGGAAGACGAACCTATGTGACCTTAAACGGTTTCTGGGGATCAGCAAGGCCGCGCACAGAACAGGAGCGAATAGAGAGAAGCGCGGGCAACGACGTAAGACGATTCCGGGAACGTATGCCAGAAACGTTGTAATGCCGAAGACGTTTCAGGAGAAACTCGTAGACGCTTTGGCGGAACGCGCGATAGTGAATGGTGTGAAAGAGCGTTTAGGTGTTTTGCCGCGACTGTCGGAAATCGATTGGGCATGGGACGAAGCGTATGGGTTGACGAACGAGAGGAACGGATGAGGGAAGACGACAGCGAAATTTGGAGACCTGACCCTTTCTTTCGTCCCGAGCAGCAACACGTTGATATGTGGAACGAAATTGCGAGGTTGTATTATGCGGAGGAGACAAGACGGAGGCAGGAGGAGAGAAGGAGCAAACGTATGTCTCTCCAACGTTGTTGCCGGTGCACGAGAACGGATAGTCTTCACGCAAGGACGATCAACGGACAAACGTCGTTGTATTGTCCCTTGCACGATCACGAAGTCATGACGATACTTGTTCAGCACTTTCAGGGGGCGCAGAAGCTTGCGTCAACGGCGACGAAAAAGGCATTACCGGAGAAACCGATTTCGCTTGACGCCGACGAGGCCGACGTGATACGGTTACGTGGAATGGGCGTGGCGTGGGAGAGCGAGTCTCCGAAGGAGTCCAAAAAATGAATTTAGCATTAACGACTTTGTTGTTATTTTCGCTCACAGCGGCAAAGACCGCAGAGAAGCCTCACGTCGCCGACGCTCCTCGTCTCGATGACTCTCATGTGAGGTTTCTGACTTCCGGCGAGACCGAGTGTTGTCTCAATGAACATCAGTTCGTACAAGCGTACGTGTGGATGAGCGAAGAGACGAAAGACGCTCCGGTGACGCCGCCGCAAGTGCTCGTCATTCACGCAAACGACTTCTTTCGCGAGTTCGCCGGGAGGGTCACGAGAGACGTTCAGGGAAACCCTTACGGAGTGAAGGTCAATCGTCTGTCCGACGAAGACGATCAGGGACACGTGACGTATATTGTTTGGGTGTTCGGAGCTGGAGACGCGAGTCTTTACGTTCATGCTCTTTCAGCGGTGTGGCAGGACGCATATGCGATGACGCCGGACGAGGCACAAGCGAAGGCGGAACGGGTGTACGAGAAGATGTTGCGAGAGTTTCCGCAAACCGCGAGTCCGACGCTGGACGTAAGACAGAAGCAAAAATAAAAGACAAGGGGAGACGCTTATGTGTCAAGGGAGACAGATGTGGCAGTGTCAGGAGTGCCGGAGGGAACGCGCGTGGGGCGAGGGGAAACCGGAGACGCCGAAGAGGCTTGTGATGATCCGGTGTGAGGGGTGTGAGAGGCTGACGTCACATGAGTATCTATATTTGGACACGTATTCGAGGGAATTTTTTGACTTACTGGAGGCGGTATGAGCAAGCGTTTTTCGTGGACAAGACCTTGGCACGGGGTACAGCATCTCTTAGGTGTGCCGAAACCATATCAGGTCTCGGTGACGGATTACGGTTCTTTCGCCGATGCGATAGTTATTAATTTGCATCACAATCCGTTTACGACAGGAAAAGAATTCGCCGCAAGAGACGCGGTGGAAGCGCGTCGATGGGCCGAGAAGCAGGCAGAGAAATTATGAAAACCTCACACGAGATCACAGAACGTATACGTTCTCTCGTTTCTGAGCAACACGGTGCGATGCCGGAAGTGGTGAGACAAGCATATCTCTCGGCGCGGCAGCAGACGTTGGCGTCATTGGAAATCGCGTTACAAATTGCGCTTCTGCGCGAGACTTTCGAAAAGTATCAGAAAATCGACAGGGGGACGATTGACATATGAGCGAGCGAAGGCTTTCCGAGCACGACCGCAGTACGTATACCGAATACTACGTCACTCACTCGACAGGTTCGTGGACGATCATCAGAGTCACAAAACCGGGTTTTGTTGAGTGGCGCGAGATGAAGACGACGAGGGTGAGGGTATGACTGATAAGGAAGTAAAGAAACCGAGAAGGGTGATGCAACTCCTACATAGCGGCAGGCGTTTGCACTGGGAAGATAAAGATTGTGCTGCAGCTCCGCCTTGCACCCCCGTCGCCCTCGAAATCCTACCCTCTTCCGCACGTCCCAAGATCGTTTGTCTTTGTGGGTCAACGCGATTCTATCCACAATTTCAGCAGGCGAACTATGAGGAAACAATGGCGGGCCACATCGTGCTCTCAGTAGGATTTTACCCCCATGCCGACATAGGCGTACACCATTCTGAGAATGTCGGCTGCACGTCGGAGCAGAAAATCGCGCTCGATGAACTGCACAAGCGCAAGATTGATCTGGCTGACGAGATTCTGGTGCTGAATGTTGGCGGGTATATCGGAGACAGCACACGGTCGGAAATTGAGCACGCCATCAAAACGGGCAAGCCGGTTCGGTATCTAGAATCGCCAGACCAAGTTTCGACTGCTGTAGGGAATCCGCGGCATTAGAAACAAAACCGTAACGTCTCCGCAAAATCTTCCCTCACATGAAACTCCTCATCGGTCATCGGTGAGGAGTTTTTTGTCAAGACTCCCAAGGCTTCCAAGTCTTCGCAGATACGCCTCGTCGTTGTCGCCGGGATCGAAGTTCGCCGGGAAAGTTCGGAGACAGTGAGAGCCTGTCCGCCAGAGAAACATTTCGTCACGAGTTCACGCGAAAACGGTACGGAGTCCCAAGCGACACGTTTCGCAAGACGCAGATCGGCGTCTTCAGGGTCACGTGAGTACAAGGACGCATAGGCAGAGACGATCAACTCAAACGTTTTGTTCAGTCGTGTCGGTTCTTCGATAGACGGGATGTCGATGATTTCGTTACGGCCACGAGAGTCGCGAGAGACGTTCGCGCGGAGAGTCGCCGTCATCTGTGCGTATCTGGCGGTGACTTCTCCGAGAGCGTCGGGAAGAGGCGCGAGTTGTTTAGAAGGACGAGACGCGAAGTCTTTTCCTAGCCGTTGCGTCGTCGCCAGAATGACAGCTTCATTGCCGCGTTGTCGTGCCGCATATCTTGCCAGTTCAATGCTTCCGTTTCTCGGCCAGCGGACGTTGACAAAACGCTCCCCGAGGTCTCGCTTGAGTCCCCAAGCACGTTCCAACGCGGGCGTACACGCGGCGATGACGGTGATTTTGCCTTCCCAAGACGGCTTGTCGGCGGTGCCGGTGTAGCGAACGAGTTTGCCGTCGTAGATTTCGCGGAGCTGTGCGATGACTTCCGCGCGGTCGTCTTCGCGTTTCGAGAGAAGCGTTGTGAGGTCTTTGAAGAGCAAGAGACCGGATTTGCCAATCTGTGAGAGGAGTCCCGGACCGGTTTTGCCTTGAAAGTGCGAGATAAACGTCCGAGGGGTGAGGTCGCTGATGACGCGGGTGTTGGGGAGTCCGGAGAGAGATTGAATCATAGTGCTCGTCTTGGCGCTTCCTGAAACACCCGTAATTGTCAGCCATACCGGATCGGCGTCGATAGCGTAGTGAGCGTGAGCAGCAGCTAACGTAATTTCGAGCGCTTCGTAGTCGAGTGCGTAATACCACTGATCGAGATGCGCGCGGAGGTAGTTCCAACGAGCTTGCGGAGAAGGTGACGGAATAGTTATCGAAGCTGCAACGGCGGCAGGATCACTCACGAAGAACGCTCCCGAAGAGATATTTTTCGCGCTTGTGAGAAGGTGGGAAGATGAACGTTGGGCCGGTGAGGTTTTGGACTTTTTCGAGTATAACACAGTTGACAACGGATGCAAACGAGGTTATATTTTGGGAATGGCAGAGATCAAAGACTTAATCGGGAAGACGGTGACGAGGATAGGAAACTCACCGGAGTATGTGAATTTCATCACCGAAGACGGGAAGACGTTTTCGTTGTGCCACGAACAGGAGTGTTGCGAGAACGTTACGGTGGAAGACATTTGTGGAGAACTTGACGATCTTGTCGGTTCGCCGATTGTGTCTGCGAGCGAAGAGACGAGCAAGGATGTCGATCCTGAAGGTGTGAAAGCGCCGGAGGGTTATCATGAGTCGTTTACGTGGACATTTTATCGTCTCGCGACGAATAAAGGCACCGTTGTCATTCGTTGGTACGGTTCGTCGAACGGTTACTACAGCGAGTCGGTGAGTTTCATCGAAGTTGGTGAGTAGATGTCACGCAAACACTTCACGGTCGGCAGCGAGCCGGGGCTACAGAAACGCAAAAGCGGCTACTGGCGCGACACCAATTGGCGCAAAGGAAACCGTAAGGGGTATCATTGTCCCTTGTGTCCAGAGTCGTTCGGAAAAGACGAAGACTTCAAAGCGCATTGGAAGGAACGGCATAATAACGATGTTGATCGAGCACGGGCGCATAGGAATGTTGTTTATGCACTCCGAAGTTTGCGTCTTCCGAGGAAGCCGAAATCATGAAATGGCAAATACGTAAAATCGGTTCTTTCTGGTGGATCACCCCGCCGGGATACTCGGGACTATGTAAGTTTCACAGGTACGATAACTTCGACGACGTGTTGTGGCAGTGTACGATGATAAGTCGCGAAGTTACGAGAGTGACGAAAGCATGACCGGGAGGAACGTCTTATTTTAGACTTCGACAAAATCACGGAAGCGATTCTTGCGTGTCCAGTGTCTCCGGCGGCAAAAGAAGAAGGCGCGAGGCTGGTTCAGGAATGGATTGACGCGAGGATGACAAGGGACGCGCGGGACAAGACTTTCGCCGTGGAGTTGGGTTTTCACGTGTGGTTGGACGAGCAGACACTCGTCATTGGCGTCCAAGACCGTATCGCCGAAGACAAAGACGGCTATTACGGCTGCGAGTGGAAGACCGCGAAAGAGCCGAAGAAAAACCGTAACGGCGAAGACTCGGCGTGGTGGAACGAGCGGGTGTGGGAGAACGAACTCACGAATGGACCGCAATTGGCTATCTATGCATTGGCACAAAACCGTGGCACGTTTTTTCGTCGTGACGGAACGGCGTTTCATCTGGGTGTCTCCTCGCCGCGAATTTATGTTCGTGCAGTTGTCAAGAGTGTCCCTTGCGTCTTCTGGGGCGACAAGATGGTCAGTTTCTCCGAAGCGCAGTTAGAGAATACCGTTCAAGGGCTTTTGACAAAAGCCGAGACGATCCGTCGTCTGCGTCGTTATTCTCACGTTCCTTGGCAACTTCCCGGAAAACAATGTTTCGCGTTCAACCGTGAGTGCGGGTTGTTCGAGAAGTGGTGCGGGAAGGGGTTACATCCGACGACGGTGACTTCGGTGAGGTTCGATCCCGGAGACCCCGCAGCGACACTGGCGTTGCCGCATCTGCCTGCTAGTGTGTGGACGCGAGAAGACTTGGTGATTCTGTCGGCAAGCAGTTATACGACCGCAAGTGACTGTCTGGAGAAGTACCGGATTATTTCGGGAGCCTTGACAGGCGGGGGAAAAGATAGTAGCTTAGAACTCGACACGGGGACGGTGTTGCACGCGGGAGTCGCCGAGGCTTATCGTCAACTCATGTGAGGGGGACACGTGGACAAAACAAAGTTTACCGAAGAGTATCAACCGTATCTGAAAGGCATCGCGTCGTTACGAATGATTGAAAGGTCTTTGGAGATGTTGGGACTGTTTGATACCGAAAAAGGCGGTGCGGCGGTGGAGCACAGTTATTATATTCTTTCACACTACGAAGACTCTCCCCGGATTGATTTTTACTTCAAAAACTACGGCGACGACCGGACGGCGGAGAAGCGTTTGACGACGGCTTTGGAATATCTTCTTCCAAAAGTGACGAACATACGCAAAGACTTTGACGCTCAAAAAAAGATGAACATTTCCATGACGCATGGAGAAGTGGTGTTGAGACTTTTGAGTGAGGCACCGGATACGGTCAGGTTTATCGAAAACAAAATCGAAACCACGTTTCCGGGAGAAAAGGGTGTACGGCTGGAGTACGTCGTTGATGGAACAACAGGCGAGGAGTGTGAGCCACACTTGCCGACGCTGCTCGCGAAGACAAGATTAGGAGTGAAAGAATGAAAACATTTTTTATCGTCGTTGGTGTGATTGCTTTGCTTGTGACTCTCTGCGTCGTCGGTGGAGTGTTGAACGTCGCGGGATGGTTTGTCAATGACAGCAAAAATGGCGCAATTGTCGTCGCGCAGGAACAACTGAACGCGCGAGCATTGCTGCAAAAATATGAGTGGTTCAAGAACGCTTCGGCGACACTCGACGCGCGACAAGCCGATATTCACATCTACGACGTTAAATGTGCAAAGATGGAAGCGAGAAAGAACCTTGACCGCACCGACCGTGAGCAGCTTCTCGTGTGGGAACAGGAAGTCGCGGGGATGAAAGCGTCGTACAATTCTCTCGCAGCAGAATATAATGCGCAGATGAGCAAGGTTAATTATCGTTTCACGAACATCGGCGACTTGCCACAAGGGGCTTCGACGCTTCTTCCGCGTGAGTATAAACCGTATCAGGAATTCTGAAGAGGAGAAAATGAAAAGATTATTTTTGTGTCTTTGTCTGGTTTGTTTTGGTCTGATCGGTTGCGATGAGCAATCACAACAAGCACAATCGGCTTCGGGAGTGACAAAGGCGAACGTGACCGTAACTCCGGGATCGGATGGATTGACGGTAGAGCAACGTAACGTTCGGGACCGTCTTGTCGAAGATAACAAACCGGGAGCGATTAAGCATTTGTATGTGATTTCGCCGTACAGCGGACAGGTCATTCTTTATTCGACCGTACGGGGGAAAGTCACAAGCGGTGGTAAACGATTGACTCCAACACAGGCGAGTAGTTTTTTCAACCAGCAGGACAGAGAAGTCGTAGGCGGTTTTCGGGTAAATATGCAGAACGGTCAGGCGATTACGAATGAGGTTCTGCAAGACGACGGGACGTACGGGACGAGCGGGGATTATCTGTACTGGTGGGACGTGCGTGGGATTTATCACCAGCATTACCTCACCGGGGGGCAGATTGTTCATGTATCGTCTCAGCCGATTCCGGTCAAGAGTGTGATTATCAATATCGAAGCGGGGCAGCAATGAGCGAAAACAGCACAAACGTCACTGGAACCGTTATGACGACGAACGGGCCGACTAACGTATCGCCGAACCCTGCGCCGTCGTTGACCCAAGCTGTCAACGCCGCTGTTGGGAAGTCTCTGCCAAAACCTCGCGGGTTGGAGACGAAGAACACGAAAGACTTGAGTCTGGAGTATTTTCATGGACTCATCTATGCCGAGACTTCTGCGTGGAAGACAACAACGGCGGCGCATTTCGGCAAACCCGAAGATGTAAGGATTATTCTCACGCGGAGCGAAGAACAGTTGAAGCCGATCAAAGACGAGGGGTATCAGTATACGCCGATTATGAAAGCGGCTGACCCGGCGGCGGCGTTCCTCTTCGCGTGGCAGTATCCGGAGCAGTTGTGGCCGGATTGGGCACAGAGACCGAACCGGACTCTCGTCATCGACGACCTCACCAAAGGCATTCAGATTCTTCTTGACGCCGATGACAGCAAGGACATTCGAAAGTCTTACGGGAATGTCGCCGATTCGGTTTCGCCGGTGTTTAACACGTCTCTGGCGAAACCGCAGAATCTCGTTCTCATCGCGCTGGCAAAGGTGAAAGAGAATCCGATTACCGACGTGGAGAGAGTCGGTCCGGACCTTCCGCCGTCGATGCTGAACAGCGTCTTTCTTCCTGATCTTGAATTTGTTTTCTATATTGACCCGCAGACGCACAAGATGAGGACGGACCGGGATTTTATCACGGCGAAGAAGATTGACGAGAAGGGCCGTGAGGTTACGTATCGGAGGGAGATTTTTGCCAAGAACAAGATCGAGCTGACCGGAGCCGGGAGGGGCGTGATTCGACCTTTGGAAGACCCGAATCTGGGCGTGTTGTGGGAACGGGTGAAAGCGGCGGGAAGGCTTGGGGCAATAAAATGACTACTTTTTGCACCGTACTGAGCGTGATACTAGTAGCTTTCTTGGTTGCATCTCCAGTTCTTCTTCACGCCTTTAGTATTATGGCGTTTGGCGGGAAAGGCGGACACGAGGATGACCAAACTGACGAACAGAAATATATGAAGTATCTTGAACGGCAGAGAAAGGGAATGCCGAAGTAGTCTTTGCGCCATTAAGTATTGCAGACAGCTTGGTAAGTAACTGCTGAACAGGCAGGCAGAAAAGATAGTTCGGATAAACGAGTAGGACCACCGAAAGTCCCGAATGATTCGAAGTATCCGGCTTGGTGAACAAAAACGACACCCGAAAGGAGTGGTGAGTAGCTTCGGCCCAACGATCACTCCTTTTTGTAAAGACTTTGAGAGACCACAGTCTCTCTGGCACGGGGGAAAGTCCCCGAAAACGTTAACGTAGAGGAGTAACATGAGTACTCATGAAGGAGCAACAACAATGACAGAAGAAGTGAATGGAGTCACAGAAGTTGACGGCTTGGACACGCCGGAGCTGGTTGTCCCGCCGCCGGAACAAGACGCTCACCGGGGACGGATCAACGGTGTCGAAGTCGAGAAGTACGACACCGGTTCTTCGGCGATTGTCATCTCATTGCAGTCCATCGACGCCGGGTTTGAGGAGAAGATGAAGATTTTCCCTCCGAAGTCGTTTGTCGAAGACGTGAATGTTGACCCGAACACGCTGGACGACGTGCCAGCGGCGGGCAAGAAACAGAGTGAACGTCAACGGTACGCGCAGGTTGTCAGCAACAGCGACAAAAACGCCGAGCTGCAGCGTCTCCGCAGCATCGCGACGGGACAGGGACGGCGTTATTCCGGTCCTCGTCCGAGCACGTTCGCGGAGTACGTCGCCGCGTTGAACAGCGTGCTTTTGGGCTGTTCGGTCGTTTTCACCCGTCAACCGGACACGAAAGCCGAGGGGACGTTCAAGAATCGGCTTCGGGTGAATGGCGTTTATGACGAAAGCACGATCATCAACGATCCAAAGGCGTTGAAGAAGTATCGGAAGGCGTGGCAATAAACGCTACGCCGTAACTTTGTCTCCGTAGAAACTGACGGAGACAAGAAGAGACGTAACACGCTTGGCGGTGGGTTGCGTCTCTTGCTTTTGCGACAGGAACGCGCAGTCTCCCCTTCCCTAACCTGTCGCCGAGCGCCGGAGAGGATCGTTATTCGTCCTTTCAGTTCTCTCCGGCGTTTTTGAGAGGTTAGGAGAGAGACAAGATGAAAGTTGCCATAGTCTTAGCGGAAGATGTTCCGGTTGTGGTTTGTTCAACGCGAGAAACAGCGAAGTTGTGGGTAAAGGCAAGGCAGGACAAGGCAAGACGAAAACGCAAACCATGTCCGTTTTATGAGATCGAAGAATTCACGTTTTGGGAGGGAAGCCATGAGTGGGAGTGAGAAGGTGGTGTTGTCGGTTTTGATTCTGCTGACGTTTCTTGCCGGATTCGCCAGCGGAGTTTGGTGCGCGCCGAGCCCACCGAAGTCTTTCGTCCTGCCGTTGACGTCGCGTGAAGTCTCTCCGGCAAAAGCCGCGTGCGGCGACGCCGATGAGTTACGGTTTTATTCCTTCGCGTTTGACTTGCAGAATCGTCCGGACGAGGCGACAGCGAAGCCAATTCAGTTGCTCGTGTCGTGCAAGGTTATTCAGGACATGACAGCAAGTACGGCTACGGAGTTTCGTTTCTCCGTTCCTCATTATGAGGAAAAGTAGTGGAAAAGGGTTGTACGTACGTTGTATGTACGTCTCCGGGGTGCACACGGGAGATCGTAGACGAAAACCTCGCGTTTACGTGTCTCTCGTGCGGAGACATCGGACTATGTGAGTATTGCTTCTGGCGTCACGAAGAGAAACATCAGGAAGAGGGAGAAAACGACGATGAGTAAAAAAATTCAGGAGCGGAAGTTGATCCGCGCGGCGGCAGACGGGGACGAAAACGCCTTCGCGAAGTTGCACCAAACGTTCCTTCCGCAAGTGCAGAAACGCGTCCGGTATTTGCTTTCGTCTCATCCGTCGGCACATGAAGACGTCGTGCAGAATGTCTTCCTCGCCGTTTTTCGTAATTTGAAACACTTCCGTGGCGACTCGTCGTTTTCGACGTGGCTCTACCGGGTGACGTTTAACGAATCGATGATGTTTTTGCGCAAGAACGTTCAGGGGAAACCGGCAGTGTGGTCGTTGGATTCGATTCTCGAAGACTATGCCACGGGAGAGCAGCACATTACCAAGACGCTGCCGAAAGCGTTAGCCAAACGCGACCCATCGTTGTCGTCCGTTCCCGACCGTCTCTCGGTTCTCGATGCGGTTTCACATCTCGCGCCGTGTTATCGGCGGGTTGTGACGCTGATCGACCTTGAAGGAGACATGCACAAAGACGCAGCGGAGAAGTTGGGGATCACCGTGGGGTGTGTGAAGGGGTATCGTTACCGCGCTATGAAAACGTTAAGGGAGAGGCTGTCATGACGACGGCTTCGGAGTTTCACAAGATGCTGGTGCCGGAGATGAGAATACGAGCCGAGACGAGTTTCTGTCCCGAGTGCGCCGAGCCGCAGGAGTGGAAGATTGGGGAGAAGATTCAGACGTTTCGGTGTAGCGCGTGTGGGTTTGGGTTTGTCGCCGTGAGGGCCGGAAACACCGTTTGGGGGAAAGCCAGTGACAAAGAGACAACAGCCTGATCGTTGTTTCGAAGCGCACTGCCCTCTCGCCGGAGTCGCTCATGGGTTTTGTCTTGGCGCAGGAGACCCCAAGACGGCGTTAATCACGACGATTCTGGAAGCACCGGGAAAAGACGAAATCGCGTTTACGATCAAACCGAGTGACCAGAGAAGTTTTTTGAGAACGAAACAGGAATGTGATGAGGAGATCGAGAGACGCCGGAAGGCATATCCGGACTTGCCGGAAGAGTTTCTCACACGTGGGGTTCCCATCGTCGGTCGCACGGGTTCGGTGACAATGCAATGGATTCTGCCGAAGTCCGGGCTGACACGGGAGCAGATGTTCATAGACAATACGATTCGGTGTCTTGCGCCGAAGAATAAGCAGGGACAGAATTACCCTATCGGCGACACGCGTAAGCAGGCAGAGTATCATTGTCGAATGTGGGACCGCGTAGAAGAGTTTCGTCCGAAGTCTCTTGTGATGTCGCTCCACCCCGCCGCACTTATGAGAGAAGTAACACCGTTGTCGTTGGTTGTCGAAGACTTCAAGAAGACCCGAGACTTCGTGACGCAAGACGCAAGACCAGTGTTACTCTTGGGTGGTAAGTCCGCGCATGTCTTTGCCGGGTTTGGGGAGAACATTACGAAACACCGGGGGGCGTATGTGGCTCTGGCGGAAGACTGGCGGGAGAAGTTACTCGAACGGCTTCGGCGACGTGCGGAGACGAAGAAAAAGAAACGCGAAAAGCCAGACGTGCTGGAACCGCAAGTGAAAAAGGAGAAAAAGGTGAAGATTACGAAGACAATTACCGGGGGACGAAAGAAAGCGGCAAAGCAACTTAAGGTCAAAATCGAATATTCGAACATTGCGTCGGAAGAGGATATTAACGAAATTGTCCTCAACGGCATGATCGAAGAGATTGTCAAAGCCGTTTTCTCCCCTCACTTCTACGAAAACGAGATTAAAATCAAATGACAAAACGTCTCGACGAACTCAAACACGATCCGGAAGACCCCGCGTCGGCGACATTACAGGACGACGTTTTGGTGTTTCTGGCGAGCGTGGCGAAGTTCAACATGCGGGCGGTGATTGTGCTTGCCGGAGAGCCGCTCGGGGATAATAAATTCAAAGTCGCCGGGCACGTCAACAACCGGGAACACTTACGCGAGATTTGTTACCGGCTTTGGCGAGAGTTGGGGAAACGCGACACCAAGGCGACGGAAGAGTTTCGCGTACCAGCGAAGGAGCAGGCATGAGAGAAGAGACAAAGACACAAGAAGTCTGGACCGGGGGAGAAGAGAGACTGAAGCGTATCAACACTCATCTGGAAGACGAACTTACGATTCCGGGACTGCAACGAGCGTGTCTTGCCGACGCCGAGGCGTTGGGCTGGACGACAGAGGATATTGACTTTCCCGAGCAGTGTGCGTTGCTACACAGCGAAGTCAGCGAAGCGTTGGAGAGTTATCGTAAACGCGAGCCTTACTTGTGGCACGATCCAACATCGTCTCCTCCGAACAAGCCTTGCGGCATTGCATCAGAGTACGCAGACTTGGCGATTCGGCTTTTTCATTATTGCGAGAAAATGGGAATCGATCTTGCGGCGGCGATTGCGACAAAGCGTCGTTACAATCTCACACGAGGATATCGTCACGGAGGAAAACGGATATGAAGAAAGTTACAATTGTGCAAGCCGAAACAATGGCGTGCCGAGAAGTTTCGACGTTAACGGCAATTTACGTCGATAACAAGCGCATTGATAATCAGAACACTATCAATGCGTTTTGTTCTTGCGACGGCTGCATGAGAGATTCCTTGGCTGCATTATGTAAAGCGCTTGATGTTGAGTGTGAAATTCAGGAAAAAGGCGAAGTAGCGACTGTGGAAGAAGCTTTTCCAGAAACTTTGCATTCAACGGTGAATTAAAAAGAAAGGAATAGCGTCATGGCGGAAAGAGAATCTGAAAGTGTCATCGAAGAAGCAATTAACAACGATGGTGGGCTTTGGCGCAAGCTTCTCGCGATATTCATGCAGAAGCAGGGACAAAAGAAGTTCAACATCTCCGTCGAGGAGATGAGAAAGTTTCACGAAGCCCTTCCTGATGCTTGTGTCGTCGCGCATTGGCACGCGGAGTCGGTGGATATTATGCTGGTGACGATGGAAGAAGCGTTACGTCTCCAGCGTGAGCACAACACGCGTAATGTGAGGTTTCAATGATCTACCGTGGGTTGGCGTCGAACCCGGATTGGTACGCGGATTGTAAGCGTTGGCGCGGAGAACCGCTGATCGGACACTACTCTCATTGGTGTTTCGAATGGGACGGGTTGCCGGTGGACGAGACCACGCCGGAGTTTATGTGTTGTCATTGTTTTCCCAAGACGCTCCGGCTCGTCGTTACGAAATTTCTCACAAGGTGTTATTGGCGGATCAAAGGGTTCTAATTGAATCGTTACGTCTTCTCCCCTGATTGGCCGACCGTCTCGCGTAATCCCGCCGACATGCTCGCGTATGCGTCCGCGCCGGTGATCGGGTTGGACACCGAATTTGACTCGAACGAGACCCCGACGATTCTTGGCGTGTCCGACGGAATCTCAGCCGTTTGTGACACTTGGGAGAACGCTCGACCCTACCTCATCGAACTTCTCCGCCGTAACCCTAACGTTCGCATCGTCGGTCACGCAATCATCTCCTCGGACCTTTTCGTGATGGAAAAAGCCGGGATTGTGCTTCCGTTAACGTCAATCGACGACACAATGTTGCGGTGGTGGTTGTCGAATGCTCATCTTTGTAAGGCGAGTGGAAAATCTTCCCTTGAGGAAGACGAAGGCGAGAGACGCGGTCGTGGATTCATGAATCTCGGAAGCATGTGCTCCGTCACGACTTCGTTATCGTTTTGGAAGCAATGTCGGGGCGAGACTTGTGACGACAACGTTCCTTGTCCGAAGCATAACATCTTCAGTTATTGCGGCATGGACGCATTAGGAGCCGCACAGGCACACACCGAAGTCTCCCGCCTCTGTCGGTTTCGTAATGTCGAAAAACTCTATCCGATGCACCGGGAGCTGGCTTTTCAGCTCGCCGAGATGTCGCGTCATGGAGTGACTGTGGACGTTCCTTACCTAACTCAAATGCGAACCGAGTTCGAACAAGATAAACGTCTTCTAGAGAAACAGTGTAACACTCTTGGTTTTAATCCTGATTCTCCAAAACAGGTGAAAGAGTTCTTTGCGCAGCAGAAAATTATTCTGTCGGACGCGCAAGAAGAGACGATTCGAAACGCCGTTGAGGAGTATCCGGAAAACGATGACTTAGGACTTCTGCTGGATTACAAGGAACTTGGAAACGGGCCGGATCGGTGGTTCAAGGAACGTTACCGGGACGAAAAAGGCTGGTGGAAGGGATTTTTGACGCCGGAAGGGAAAGTCCATTGTAGAATTGGTTTTTTCACTTCTTCGGGGCGGCTCAACGCAGTTGACCCAAATCTCCAGAACACACCGCGCAGAAGGCTCGACCGCACGTGGTGTGATTGTTCTCACGAAGTCAGTCATCATCAGGACAGACGGGGACGTTGTTCCGAATGTGAGTGTGTTCAGTTCAAGGGACAAAGTGTCGGTAAGAAAGTCCGGCGGGCGATTATCGCCCCGGAAGGTCACTATCTCCTGAAAGCCGACTACCAAAACGGCGAGAACCGAGTCTACCTTCACCTCGCCGGTTACCGCGACATTCCTCCAGGGTTGGATTTCCACACATGGATGGCGGATAATATCGGACTTGATCCGAACGAAGAGTTCTCGGTAAAAATGGGCGGAAGAAGAGAAGCGGCGAAATCGACTACTCACGGATGCCTGACAGGAGATCATGAAGTTCTCACAAGACAAGGTTGGATACCAATTGCCGACGCCAAAGACAAGGAAATCGCCCAATGGAGCACCGACGGGATCGTTAGTTTTGTAATGCCGACGAAATTTCATCAGTATTCTTACTCCGGAGAGATGCTGGAAATTTCTGGCAGAGGACTCAAGACACACGTTACGAAAGATCATCTCTTTCCCGCGTATAGTCTTGGTCACTGGCGAGACAAACAGTATCAGAATTATTACAAAGTTCCTTTTGAGGAAATCAAAACCAGTTATCGTATTCCTGTTTGTGGACAATTACATTTCGAAGAAGCAGAATCTCTATCTGACTTGGAAATCCGACAAGGAGTGGCAATTCAAGCCGACGCGTCAAGAGTTTGCCAGCGAGCTGAATTTCACCTTGTACGGGAAAGAAAAAAGAAAAGAATTGAGGAGTTGTTTGGCGTTGAAGGGAGACCGTGCGGATGTCACCCGACCGGGAAGCGTTACAAGGTAACGGTGAACTCAAGAATCATCGGTGACGGAAGCAAAAAAGGGAAAAGTTTTAACGAAAATGTTCTTAAGATGTCGCAACGGCAACGAGAGATATTCCTTCAGGAGATTTTGTTGTGGGACGGGAGTCAGGGAAAGCATAACATTAAAGTTTATTCCAACACGGATAGAACTTCTCTTCTGTGGGCGCAAACGATTGCGCATCTGTCGTCTCGGCAGGCGCTCATGCGGTTAGAAAAACATAACAGCGGTTTTTCGCAACACGCCAAGCCGATATGGAGACTTTCGTTCAACCGCAGACGATTTGCCGCGCGAGAGTGTCTGACGTATGAGAGAAAAAATTACGTCGGAATGGATGTGTATTGTTTCACCGTCCCTTCGGGTTACTTTCTTGTTCGTTGTCAGGATACGATTTCGGTTACCGGAAACAGCGATTATCTTGAGGGTCTTCAACTCAAATCCGACACCGAACTTCGCAAGCCGAGACTAAAAGCCGAGATCGACGCGGGAGCGAGACTGGTGTTTCCGGAGTGGAAGTTCAACAGACAAACGGTGACGTTTACCGGAGCGAATCTCGCAAGACGCGCTTTCGGCGACGCGTCATGGGAGTCGCGTAAACGCGCGTTAGGCGTGGTTTCGCGTTACTTTGACAGTTATCCGGGGATACGTGATCTTCAGCGGAGAATCACGGAACAATGTGAACGAGACAAAGCTGTGATTACTCCGTTGGGGTATTATTTGTTAAGCTATGGTCCGGACGAAGACCGGATGAAACAAGCTGCTGCGGTGTGGGGCAGTTTGCCGATTGCTCACCTGACGAAGCTGGCGTTAATTGGCGCGAAGAAACACGAGTTGTATACTTCCGGGAGGTGGTTTCCGATTTTGCAAATACACGACGAGCTGCTTGTGGAAGTGAGAAATGACGTACCGCCGGAAGAAGCCGCGAGAGCATTACGTCAATGCATGGAACAGACACTCGAAGACCTCGATGGTTTCTGGAACCCGGTGGAGGTTTCGTTCGGACCGAATTGGCGCGACATGAAGAAGATTACACGAGAGGAGACAAAATGATTCTACGTAACGCGATTGAGTGTCGCAAGTGTGGAGACACGATTGAATCTCGGTCGGTTCATGATTTTAAGTTCTGCTCTTGTGGAGCAGTTTTTGTCGATGGCGGACGAGAGTATCTCCGCTGGGGAGGCAGTCTCGACGACATCATCGACCGTTCGGAAGTCATTGAAATGAAAGAAGATACTCAGAAAGACCCAAAAAAGGTATAATCAGAGTGAGGCAGTTATGCTCTGGTGGTTGGGAATTTGCGACTATCGGGACGTGGAAGCGATGGACGAGGCGACGGCTCCACAGGAGGCAGGATGGCTAAGAAGAAGAAACGGAAAGACGTTCTCGAACAGGTACGGAAACTTTCACAGGAGCAGGTTACTTTAACTGCATCGGATCGTGAGCAATTTCTCCGCGCCGAAGTGGCACGGCTTCGGAATGAGCTGTCGCAGACACACAAGTTAAAGGGCTACTACGAAGTTCTCTCGGAAGAAATTTCCGGTGCGATTGAGGCGTTAGAACCGCTGAAAGCCAAACCATATGTCTCGTCTGGGCGTCTCGCCGAATCAGAAATGTCCGCAGTGATTAAGTTGTCGGATTGGCATATCGGGGCAGTGTCGAAGTCGCAGGAGACGGAAGGGTTTGGAGAGTTCAATTGGTCTTTGGCGCAGGAACGGACGCAGTACATCGCGCAGAAGTTTCTGGGATGGGTGGAGAGTCATCGGAGATCGTTTAAGATTCCTCGACTCTATGTGCTCTCCGAAGGCGACATGGTGTCGGGGAACATTCACTACGAACTCGACGTGACGAACGAGTTTCCGGTGCCGGTACAAGCGGTAAAAGCCGGGGGGCTTCTGGCACAGACCATCGCAACGTTCGCACCGCACTTTCCTGAGATTCATCTCTCCGAAATCAACATTGACAATCATTCGCGGTTGACGAAAAAGTTACAATTTGCGCAGGGCGGGGAGAATTCGTGGGGGTATGTTGTTCACGCCGTCGCAAATGCGCTGCTGGAGAAGCATAAGAACGTCAATCTCATCGAGCATAAAGGTATCCGGGGTGTTGTGAATATTAACGGCGTTCCGGTGCTCACCGAGCACGGGCATACGGTAAAGGCGTGGAACGGAATTCCATGGTACGGCATCGAGCGTCTTCGCGGTAAGGAAGCGTCGAAGCGAATGACGGCGTTTTTGGAACAGGCGAAACGAGAACACAAGACTCTGCAAAATGAAATCGGGTTTCGGTATATGTCGAACGGGCATTGGCATGTGGGGAGTTGGACGAGCGGGAATATTTTGACGAACGGATGTTTGCCGGGAACGACGGAATACGATCATGCGGCGGGGCGTTACGCTCCTCCGGGGCAGATGTCGTTTCTGATGCACCCCCGGCACGGGATTTTCGATCTTACGGTGTGGGGAGTGAAGCGGTGAAGAGGCTGGTGTATCTTCGTCACACGAAAACCGCGTTTAACGCTGAACCGATGAGACTACGTGGAGGGTTGAACGTGCCGTTGAGTGACGACGGCTTGGCGCAGATACCCAGCGTCGTCAGGAGAGTGAAAACGGCTTACCCGGACGTGAAAAGGATTTTCTCCTCGCCGCTCGACCGTGCGAGCATTCTGGCGACGACGGTCGCGAGTGAGTATGGGTTGACCGTGACGGAGCTGCCGGAGCTGCGGAGTCTCGATTATGGGATTTTCAACGGACGAGTCGTTTCGGAAGTGATGGATATGCTGAAGACGCTGACGTCGCTGCCGGGAAGAGACCTTTCTCCGCGTGACGGCGAGAGTATGGGAGATTTTCTTGAACGGATAGCTGCGGGGGTGAAACATGTAACTGCGGAGGCTCCGGAAGAGGGGTGTGTTATTATCGTCACACACTTACAGAATATTATGATTTCCCGCGCGTATCTGCGAGCGGGTATGCCGGACGACGTGAGACGAATGCCGTATGAGTATCGCGAGACGAATGAAGTCGAACCGGGGACGTGGGTAGACCTAAGACGTGAGTGGGTGGAGAATGGAGACAAGGTATGAAGAAAGCCGAATTGCAGCAATGTAGACGGATCGTTCAGGACTACGACGAGAAATTACAGTTTTTAGATCATGAAGAGTTTTGGGTAATCGTTAAGAAACAAGATGTTCCGGAAGAAACGATAAAACTGCTTCGATCTGCGTATCATCGTGTGGCAGCATGGAAAGAAGACGGGAAAATTCCAAGATCGACATTCCTTATGCGAAAAGAAACTCTGCGTCTTGCGGAAAACGGTTACATCCCGATTATCTTTTCGTTTATCGATATTCCAAGTCACAGAATCCGAGAAATTTTGGTCGCGTCGGAAGAAGGCGAGCAGTACCGGTCTTTTTATTTCCGAAAACCGAATCCAATTGAACAAGCGCATAAACTGGCTTGGGAGGTTTTTCAGTACTACGATCTGGAGAATAGCGAAACGGCTAAGGAACGGCAATATAAGAATGAATTAGCTCAGGACCAATCACGAGAAACACGAAGACTTTTTGGAGAAAAAGCATGAATGGACAGAAGACGTATGAAGTGTACGATTTGCGAACGAATGTCATTATGCAAATGCTCAACGCGGATTACTTTGATGTTTTTGCGCCGTATACAGGGGTAGGAATGGCGTCATTTTATCGTTTCTTTTATAACGACCCAAACGATGCGACGAAGTCGATTTTGGGTACGGCGATCCCGGCGCTCGGCGACACAAGTGTAAGAGAGAAAACCGTGTGAGTAAACCGATTGTGTTATATTTTCTCCGGCACGCGCATACCCGTGCGAATGACTCCGACGAGGAGAAGATTCGTGGACAGATGGAGTGTCCGGCGACGGCGTCAGGACTCGCCGAGGTACGCAAGACGGCGGAGAGACTCAAGAAAAAGAACATCGTCTTCGATGCAATATTCACGTCGCCGCTGGGACGTTCGCGTAAGTCCGCGAAAGAAGTCAGCGACGTTTACGGCGGTGTGCACACGCTTGTCGTGAAAGGACTGGCGTCGTGGAATCAGGGAGACTTGCAGGGAAAGCCGGTGACGTCGTACGGCGCGCGCGAGGAGTGGTACGTGGAGCATCCAACGGTGCGTGTTCCGAACGGCGATAGTTACGAGACCTTCCTGCGCGAGTGGGGAAATTCGTTAAAAAGCATCATTCGCTATGCCGAAGCGAACCCTGACTCGACAATTCTCGTTGTGACTCACTCGAAGAACCTCAAGAGTCTCCGGAGACTATTGACAAATCAATCCGGGAAGAGTGATAATGATGTTGTCGTCCCGGACAACGCCGGAGTGTGGCGGGTGAGCGTCGGGGACAAAGTCGTGATTACGGAGTTGTAATGCCTCCTCTTAAGGTCTACATCGCCGCGCCGTTTTCGTGGAAGAATACGACGGCTTTGGAAGTGAATGACAGGATTAACGAAGCCGGTCATATCGTCACATCGTCGTGGCTGGCCGAAACCCTGAACCCAAACGCGACTTTGGAAGACGCGGGAGAGAGTTACTGGCGTCAGGTGTCACAACAAGACCTTGACGACATCGACGCGGCTGATGTCTTCGTCCTCATGACGATCCCGCCGGATCAGGCAAAGCCTCGCGGGGGACGACATGTCGAATTCGGCTACGCGATGGCGAAGAAGAAATTTCTCCTCATTCTCGGTCCGCGTGAGAATATCTTTCATTACCTTCCTCGGGTGTGTGTTTGTGAAGACATTCGGGACGTTGTCACGAACCTGAACGCAATCGCGACGGCGCAAAATCTTCTGGGGATGTATTGTGAAAAAGATTAAAAACTACTCCGCGCGGAGAAAACACGTTTGGGAGCGAGTGAATATCGTCGAGGGACGCGTGAGGCAAGACCGGATCGACAACGATCCGAGCGTTTTCACCACGAGAGAGTTCGCCGAAAAGTTCGGATTGTCCGACAGGACGGCAAGAGCACGCTTGCAGGTTCTTCTGGAAGCCGGGAAGCTGGAAACGACACGGGCGGTTCGCAGAACCGTTCGCGGCGTCGCCGCAGTAATCGCTTATAAGTTAGCGTAAGACGTTTTCGTTTTTCTCGGAGGAGAGAAACGGACAGGATGAGTGGACACGGAATCGGGACAGAACGAGCATAAACTTTGGCTTCACGTAATCCTGCGAGCGGTGCAAGATGCCGAGGGGAACGTCACCTATGCGGAAGACGCGAGAGACGCGAAGAGACTTCAGTCACGGGCGCGGAAATGGTTGACGCGGGATAGCAAGAGTTACCGCAAGGTGTGTCTCTGGGCCGGATTGACGCAGGAACAGTCAACGTTGTTACAAGAAGAGTGGAGGAAAAGAAGACGTGTTTAAAGACTTCTTGGTGAGAAAAGCGAACGACGAGACCCGAGACTCACGAGACTCGCTTGTCGATGCTCCTCGAGCGATTTGGCCGTTACATGCGAACGAAGACGAGAATGGACAGGCTGATGGGTTTGCGGGAATTGACGAAAACATTCACGATCATCTTCTTGCATGTGCAGCGATCACGGCGACTTCGCGGCCTGACCCGAAAATTGGTATCGGTGGAGCGCCAACACGAAACACGACGTTACCGACCGACGGCAAGGAGCGCAAGAAGTATCCGATGTTCAGTGGATTGCTCGCGTACTTCCCGGACGCGCTTGCCGCCGTTGCCCATGTGTCTTGGGTCGGAAACGAACAACACAATCCCGGCAAGCCGTTACATTGGGACAGGAGCAAAAGCGGTGACGAGTGGGATACACTGACGAGGCATTTGTCGCAAGCCGGAACACGAGACTCCGACGGCACGCGTCACTCGGCGAAGATTGCTTGGAGAGCCCTCGCGGCTTTACAAAAAGAAATCGAAGAAGAGGAGAAATTCTGATGAACAGTTCCATGGTTCCGAAAATCGCCGCTGGACAGGCACAGGCACGGATGACTGAACTATATCCGGAAGACCTTCAGAGGACATTTTCTATTCTGGAGTCGTTGAAAAACCGTCGCGAGGTATTGACTCAACAGCTCGCGGATATCGAAAAAGTTATCCTCGCAATTGAAACGCATGAAGTTGTTTCGGAGACGCTGGAGACGCTGGAACGTCTTCGGAGTCATGCCTACACCAAACCCGAAAGATTCTGAAGGAGACGTAAACGTTTATGACTTTTCTCAAACAAATCGGTTTGTGGCTGGCGAAAGCCGTGCCACGGGCCATCGAGTTCTTTCCTCTTTTCGGCGGGTTTCTTCATCCGAAGACATCGACGACAATCGGGAATGATCTGGTGACGTTACAACAGATTGTGACAACCGTTGAGGCTATCTTTGCCGCAACGCATGATCCTAACCTGAAGACCGGTCCCGAAAAATTCGCTGCGGCTCGTCCGCTTGTGAAGACACTGATTCAACACTCCGAAGCCTTGGCCGGAAAGAACATCAAGGACACCGCGTTGTTCGATAAAGCCGTGGATGAGTATTTGCAGGCGACTGTGGACTTGCTGAACTCGGTTGATCCACCGACAGACCCTAAGAGCTAAGAAAAACACAAGAAACGACTAACCCCCGAGAGAGTCTTGGGGGTTTATTTTTGGAGCCGCAAGTGAGAAACAGTTTTCATCTCTACCCTGCTTGGTCATGCTGGAACTGGATAATCTTCACCGTCGTGACGCTGGTGTGGTTCAGCGTTTTGGAGTACCTTGGTCTCCGGCGCTGGCATGGCGCGATACCGTATTCATGGCTTCTCCGCGATGCGATTCCCCGGCTCGTCAGAGTCGCGTTAGTCGTCTGGTTACTTTACCACTTTGGCTTCTTGGGAAACGAATCTCAACCGTTACGCTGATGGAGACACCGGCGAGGACGGAGACCCTGAAGGTGCTGCCGGGGGACTCGGAGGTTGTTTGTTCCCTCGCAGGAACAGAAGAAGCGCTCCGGAGACGGTCGAGTACGACGCCAGCGCCCAATCGATGAGTTTGTCGTTTGTGGGATCATTCGCCGCGCCGTGGTGAAACAGATGCAGGATTAGGAATGTCAACGCGCCCACCCACGTCGCGAGCATTAACGCAGTCCAGTTTTCTTTGAACCATTCGGTCATGAAATTCTCCTTATCCTACGGCGCGACGCATCCAGCCAAGGACGAAGACCGCGTTCGCCGGACGACGTAGGATTGTCAAAGCATAAAACGCCGCTACACGAGCGGAGAGTTCTTTCGCAAGGGCGTCCTCGTCAACAATCGACACCAAAGTCTCCGTTTGCTTTCCCCAAATACCGTCGCACGTGACGTCTTTGCCGGTGACGTAAGCGAGCGAGCGTTGCAGCAGAGTCACGGCTTCGGCGACTCCGACGTTGACGGAGAGAGAAAGAAGCTTGTTCGCGAGCGGCTGCGACGCGACGTTGTCGTAATGCCAGAAGTCTCGCCGGTAGATGTCTTCGGCTTGTTCGCGCGTAAGAGACCCGACGTCAACGTTGGGATAGCTTCTCTTGCTGATTCCGAACTTTGTCTCTCCGCCGATATCGGCGACGTTGTCACTCTCTCCGCCTTCCCAGACGTCAATGAGTTCCCGAACGGCTTGGGTGAAGTCGGCCATTAGAAGAGAGCGCAGTAACTATCACGGGCAATGACGATAACGTTCGCTGCCGTGCCGTTCGTGACGTAAAACTGTAATGTTGTCGCTGTCGTTCCAGCGGTCTCGATTGAGCCGTCAATCTCGACTTCTTTGACACCAGTGCCGACCGGAGTGAACGTCACAATAGCAGTCGGTGTCGTATTGGTGATGTTCCCGGAGTCGCCAGTCGTCTGCACTGCTGCTGCGCCTTCCGTAGTGACCACGTGTGCCCACGCGTGGAGATTCGTCGGCGAAGTCGTCAACGACGCGACGCCGAACTGGTCACTCGCCGACGGCGTCGCTTGAGAATACGTCCAACTGCAATGAAAACTCCAGTTCCGCGCGACAGTGCCGAGAGCATAGGACAAGCCGGTGATGACCTGTAACCCGCCAGCGTTCGCGTCCGTGAAGGGCGAGTTGAGAAAGACTTTGTTGCCGCTGGCGATGAAACCAGACGAGTTACCAACGGTGCCGTTGCCAACACCGACGGTATTCGTTCCCACACGGGAGAAGTTGACATCGCGTGCTCCGGTGGAACTTGCGCTGGTACTGAATGCAATGTCTCCGCTAGTTGAAACCTCAAGATGAGGATTGAACATAGCGACATCAGCACCAGTTTGTAATACTCCAGTTTGAAATGTTGCACTAGCATCACCGATAGCATTACCTAAAATAACCGTTGTACTTGGTTTACTGAATACATAGTTTCCACCGATAGATATGTTCGAATGAGAAGAATCACCAATAATTATCGAATTATCCGCTGCGGGAGAAGTTGCATTCGCTCCGAGAACAATCGCACCATTACGCGCAGCCGTGTCGATGTTCGAATTGTAACCAAGAATGACGTTTCCAGTTCCGGTGACACCACTTGTGTGTCCCGCCAGAGAACCAACGAAAGTATTTTGATTACCTGTTACAACAGCAGGAGTATTTCCTGCTGCTTGAAAGCCAACAAATGTGTTATCTGATAGTGCACCAGAGCCATTACAGCCTGACCCCTGGCCGATAAACGTATTATCTGTGCCAGTTATGCTTGTAGTTGATCCCGCAGAACATCCTGGCCCACCAAGCCCAACGGCAGCATCTTGCCCTATAAATGTATTGAAAGAACCAGTTGTTACACCATTACCAGCATCTTTTCCAACAGCTGTATTCGCATGACCACTGGTTTCGTTAACGAGAGCTTGATGCCCAACAGCAGTATTATCTGTACACTGAGGAGCACCTGCTGTACACGCTGCGGCAAAGGCATTAGCGCCAACTGCGGTGTTGTCAGAGCCGTTCGTCAGTGCACCGGCTTGCCAGCCGAAGAAACTGTTCAATGACGTAGTGCTGATTGTCGCTCCGGCAGAGTCGCCCACAACTGTATCTGCCTGTCCACTCGTTAATCCCGCTCCTGCTGCGTGACCGTAACACGAATCGCTCGATCCGCCGTTCGCGGCAATCGTCGCAGTGTTACAAGCGGCAATTCCGGCAGAAAGGTTGTTACTCCCACCCGCTGTTAATGTTAACCCGTTCGTTCCCGAAATGAGATTGTTCCACGTTCCTGACGGGTTACAAAAATACACCCCAATCGCGGTCGCGGTGCGGAAGTACACTTGTCCGATGTTGCACGTCGCGGGGAGAGACGCTCCTTGGTCGATTTGATTCCCAACGACGGAGGTTTGCGCCAGAGCCGGGAGGAACAACAACAGTAACAGAAGCGGAAGAAGAAGTTTTCTCATACCAAAATCTTTCCCGTGATGGTCGGTGAGCCGGAGTTGACGACAGCGGCGGAGACGTTGAGACGATAGTAACGAAAGGGTTTGTTGACGACGGAACGGGCTTCGCCGGAAACGTTTGTCGAAGTGTCCAACGTGTACCAATTGACGGTGTCGTTCGAACCTTCGAGGTTGATTGTGAATGACGTGTATGAGCCGGTTCCACCGATGAGAACTTCCCACGTCAAATTTGGGTTAATGCGGAAAGTCGCAAAATCCGCAAGAACACCTACGGCGTCTCCCGGACCAGTCGTCGCGCCGGAGCCGTTATTTCCCGGTACTTGTCCGAAGTCGCCTAACGCGCCGATAGAGATAAACGCGCGTCCTCGTTCGTTGCCATAAATTCTAAAAGCCATAATGATTTTCTCCTACTACGGTCTCTTCGCGTGAATGAGCCACGCAATCCCGGCGGTCCACAACGCCGACAACACCGCCATGACTCCTTTGCCGATGTTAAAGTGTTTTTCGTGCCGTGAGACCAGCTTCGCCAATGGGAACAAAACGTTCTTTTGCTGTGTCTCGATTCGGGTGAGGCGTTCAATGACTTCGCGTTCAAATCCCGGAGTGGACATAAGATTAATTACTCGGCATCAAGGTAAAAACCATCGTTGGCAGAAACGTTGCGCTGGTGTTCGTTATCTGCACGCTATCGGCCCCATTCGAGGTCTTATATTGCAGGTTGATAGTGTGCGAGGCTCCGTCCCCGGCAACCACCCAATTTAAAGCAAAGAACTGGGTGACCCCGGCGGCTTGGGGCAGAAAGTTGCCCTCCACGAGAATTCCAGAGTTGTCTGAGGTTCCATCTGCCAGTGCCACGTTAGCGGCGATTGCTGCGGTAAGTGTCGTGATGTTACCGGAAGCAGTGACAGCCAGCTTCCATCCGGTCGGGACCGTAACCGTAAAAGCTAAATTTGTCGAGTCTACACGAACATAGGTGGTTGAGGCTGAGGAGTAATTGACTCCGCCGGAACCTTTCTTCAACGTCAATCCCATGAATGCGGTCGGACTGGGGAACTTATCAGAGATGTTTGTGGTGCCCCCTGCTAATGCAATCTGAGTGTTACTCATTATGAGCGGAACTTGCGATGTCACCTTTGTCGGATTCATGGTGAATGAGTTTCCGCCAGAACCCACAATGATAAATGCACTATCTGACGCCGTATCAAGTGTCCATTCGAATATTCCGTGTGCACCGACCGCTGCGCTGATAAGACTATTTGCAGAACTGGCATTGAGAACGATGTTGCCGCCGTTAGTTGCAATTGTTGTGTTGCCAGAACCAATAATGACTCCAGCAGAGCCGCCAACCGTTACCACATCATTTCCCCCGCCGATGCTGAGACCATTCACGTCAAGAGTGTTTAGATTATTTCGAAAGTTGAAGGCATCAGGGTGTGCAAGCCGGATAGCACCGGCAGAAGCAGGATTGGCGGTGTTGGAGATGAGAGGGGTGCCTGTGCCGGTCGAAGTGCAATTGCTCCAAAACGGGGCTCCGCCGTTGGTGGAGCAAAGGGCAAGTGTACCACCGCCGCCTGTGGTTGTGGTTGTCATCACCGAGCCGGTGGAGTAGGCAACTCCGTTTGTATTCGCCGAGGTGCTTGTGAGAATAGTTCCGTTGGAGTAAATCGGAGCGCCGACGACGTAATTGTTTGTATTTCCGGTTCCGCCGTTGCCAAGTCCTAATACACCGGTGAAGGTCGTTGTGTTAAGGTTGAAGCCGTTTCCGCCAGTGACGTTCAGCGATGTGCCTGCTTGCTGAACGATGGTTTGGTTCACTCCCGCGCCAGGATTCATCGCGACGAAGAAGTTGATGGGAGAAGGGACAGGGGGAGATGCTAGCGGGGTGGCGGTGTTGAAGTTGAACGAGCCTCCGACCGGAGCACCACAAGTACTTGGCGTGCCGCAGATTTGAAAATTCTGGCTGGTCTGCATTTTTCCGTTGGTCCAGAATTCCAAAGTGTAATATGTGTTCGCCGGGGAGATGACGTCGTTGCCGCACAGCGTCGTTGAAATCGCGCCGGAGCCGTTCGGAGAGACGTCTTTTTGCGTCGAGACAAAGACAGTCCCGGCACAGACACCGGAACCAGCGCCGTTTGTTCGAGGCGCAAAGCCGGAAAAGTTACGAAGCCGAAAGCGGACGAACGCGGTGGAGTTTGTCGGGGTAAGGTTCCCGCCGAGGATGTCTTCAACATTCCCCGTCACTGTTGTCTGCGCGAAAACCGGAAGAGACGACAGGAATAGCGTTGTAGCTATGATTAGTTTTTTCATCATATCTCTCTGCAAAGTCTATTTTAACTCATTCGGAGAGGTCGTTGCCACGAGGGGAACGTGAGGACGTGAGAGAAGGGAAAGGAGTCTCATTTCCGAGCGGCTGGATAGTCTGGTCTCCATATAAGAACACGATTCCGGGAGACTTTTCGGAGAAGTATCCGTCGTAACCGATGTCGCGGACGGTGTGTTCGGTTTCGTTAATCGCCGCACGAGCGTCTCCGGAATATTGTTCCATCGCGGCTTCGAACGTGCGTTGCCAGATTGGCGACTCGACGGCGAGCAGAGACTTGTCTCCGACGACGCGGTATTCGTTCTTTCGTGACGCTATTTGTGGTTCGGCGACGGAGCCTTCACGGTAGACGTACACTCCCGGCGCGGCTCCACGACCGGCGTTAAACCGAGCGGCTTCTGCACCGACGCCGGAAGCGCCCCGGCGGGTTCCGGAGAGCACTCCGGAGGTTATTTTGGCGTCGGAAAAGTGTCTCCCGGCGAAGGGTTGTTTCTCCAGAGGGTCTCCGGAACCGATGGGCGGTAAGGCATCGACCTGAAACCCTTGAGGTTCCATTTCTTCCTGAAAACCCTGTGGTTGTGTCTCGGGAGATTCTGTCGGCGTTGCCATTATTTTACATCTCCCAGAATCTCCGCAACAGACGCGTGAGTCATTTGCGAACGTGGGACTTGCCCGACACGTCCGTCACGCAGCCGCACCCTCACCATCTTCTCCGGCGTCGCGACGGCTTTTTGAATCGCCGACGGGACAGTCGAGGTCGGTGCTGGCGTATGTGGCTGTGCCTGTTTCGCGAGAGAATAATCAAACACGGCATCTCCGCCTGTGCCTGAACCGGCTTTACGTGCCCGCGCGTAACCTTCTTCGGCAACGGATTGCGGGACGGAGAGTTTATACACTTTCCCGCCCGGTCCGGCATAGCTCTGCGCGCGGTCGGGTTTGTCGCTGAAGAATGTCGGGTCTTGACCGCCGCCGCCGGGAGCGCCTTCACCGCGATAGAAATCTTTCATCGGTTCCGCCGGAGGAGAAGAAGGCGGAGGAACTTGAACTTGATTCGGTCCAAGAGTAGTTTGAGCTGGAGATTCTGTCGCGAACGTCGCTCCGGGAGTCGTACGATTAACACCAGCATTTACGGCGGCTTGGATTTGTGACGGCACCGCCGAGGGAGTCGCCGGAGGTTGCGGCAAAAGCCCCTCGCTGCCGAACGGGATTGCCGGAGCCGGAGGAGACACCACGGCGGGGCGACCGGACGAGGGCATCTCGCCGCCCAGAGGCGCGGGCGTCGGCGTTTGTGGTAACGGTTGGGTTAATGATGCTTGTGACGGAGGACCGCCGTAGGGCGGCATCGACGGCGGTGTCGCGGCTTCTGGAGCTGTTCCGGTGCCGGGCCGGAGCGCCGAAGGAGATGCTGTCGGAGTCGGCGGGACAAGCGACTCCAGCGTCTCCGGCGGAACAGCAGGAGCCGGGGATTTCGTCGCGGGATCGACCGGACGCGCGGAATAAGGATCAACCGATGGGGTTTCGCCGCCAAACGACGGCATAGGCGGGATATTCGCGATATCTTCCGGTGACATCCCCAGACGCCGGGAGGCAATTTTAAACGACGCGGTATCGTTTCCCAAACCCTTAAACGCGGTTTCGATCCTCTCCGCCAGTCCCGGACGTCCAAGAACATTCTTCATCCCGGCACGGAAAGGCGACGTCGCAAGATCAACGCCTTGACCGACTTTTGCGCCAACCTGCCGCATCGGCGTACTCCCGGCGGCAAGATCACTTTGTGCTCGAATATTTCGGGGGGTTTTGCTGAGCTTCCCGGAGTCTTCTAAAAGGTCTCCGTGGATGGATTTCATCTGACGGATTTCTGACGGTTTGATGTCATGGGCTTCGGCGAGAGAGTCATAAAACGAATTCCTCACCTGTTTGCCCCATTTTTGCAAAGCAGTCTTCTCGGGACTCGAATACGTGGTGTCTTCGTAGAGACGGTTTAGCTCGCCACGGATAGAGTCAACGTCACCAACCGTTGTGGTGTTATCTCGAATTCGTTTCGCCATTCCGGGATCGGAATTGTCCCATGCGCTTGCGATTTTCTCTCGCATTCCCGGAGCAAGATCAGGAGTTTTCAATGGCTGCTGCCGGACAGGATCGACAAGACCGTTATGCTGCGTTTGTAGATTCTTCTTCGCCGCATCGACGACTTTGTCAACGTTTCCAGCGGCTTCGGGGTTATTGCGTGAGAAATCAGCATCGGAGAGTCCCATCTCCTTTGCTGTTCCGCGCATATGCGCGACGGTTTCGTTCGTCATCGAACTTCCGGGAAATGCCGACCTCATCGCGGCGTTTGTATCTGCCGCTCGCGGAAGGACTTTCATGACTCCACCAGTGACGACGCGAACCGGTGCGCCTAACGGTCGAAGTGCGCTTCCCTTGGGTAATCCCGACGCGAGTAACGACACGTTCGTCGCACCGCCAGCGATGGCTTCGGCGTTGTTGCCTTTCTCGGCGGCTTCGCGTGATTGTTGCGCCATCGGACCAGCCACGGGAACACCTTCCGAAGCGCGTTGGATGATTTCCGGGATAGACTTTCCCTGTTCGGCGGCTTCCTTAGCGTTGGCATATCCTTGTGCGATAGGATCATATGTTAACGCTTTCCCGGCGGTGATTCCCGACACGGATTTGCCAATATCTAATCCTTCACGTTTGGAGATATCTTGTAACTGTTTTTGCTTTTCGTCCCACGAAAGATTCCGATCTGTCAAAGTTTTGTACCCTTCCGCCGTACCTTCCACGACGGGCTTCACCGGAGACAACGCGTATGCTGCTTTGGGAATACCCAAAAGTGTCTTTCCGACTCCTTTTGCCGCGTTCACCGGAGTGTTCCAATCCGGGGTGAATTGTTCAATCATCGCGTCGGTTTGGGTTCGGGGGGAGACGGGTTTTGCTCCGGCGGGAGGACGAAATGCCGGTCCCACGTCGGCAGGATCATACGAAAGAGACGCACGAGGGGAAGGAGACGACGAAGACGCTGTCCCGGTGATTCTTGTAGAAAAAGTCCGTAAATCCTCGTCGGAGAGAGAGGAGAATCTCGTGTCGCCGGTTACGCGAGCGAGTGCCTCACGTTTATCGCTTGGCGACAACGAGGTAAATTGAGGATCGGTGAGGAGTCCTTTAAGATCGGGTTTACGGGTTTGTGCCTTGGCCGCCGCCATGTTTTTTCACGAGATCGTCGATAAGTGAGTTACCGGAAGAAGCCGGAGAGGATTTCTGACGTTTATCCGGAACGACACCACGTCCTTGGCCTTGTCCCGGCATGGCTCCGGCTTTGCGCATCACCTCAACCGCATCGGAGTCGGCGTCGATTCCCGCGAGAAGCGCGTTGACGTTACGTCCAAAAGCCGAGCCGCCGGAGAGAATCTTCTGAAAATGCTGCGAGGCGTTATAAGAACGGAACTGGTGAACTCCGGCGTTAGCCGCCGCCGATGAACCCAGATACGTTTCGAATGCCGCCGCATCAGGGCCAAGAGTTCCGATGAAGTCTTCCAACGACGTAATCTGCCCGGCTCCGGGACCGAACAGCTCGGGGTGCTTCTGAACAATCGCTTTCATCGCCGCGTTGGAGTTTTGCACCATCGACGCAAGATCGGAACGGGTACGCTGAGTCCCCGTAGGCTTATACGCCTGAATCATCTTCATTCCCATCGGGTCGTTCGGGTCCACACCGGGAAGAGACGTCCCTTGCGCGTCAACGCCAAAATAATCCCCGAGATATTTGTTCATGTCTACGTTCGCGATTTGCGACAACGCTCCCGCGCGAGACATCGCGGCACGAGCGTTTGTGTGAGCGTCTTGGAGTTTGCCCCAAGCGGCACGGCCAGCCGGGGTTGCGACGTCGGCGTTGAGCGCGTCGAGACGGGCTTTGTTGAGACCTTGTTGAATTTGCAAAAGCTGCGCTTTGTACTGAGACGGAATGCTCAAAGACTCCAACGGTAATGGCTTTCCGTTCGGGCCGTAACCTGCTCGTAAATTCTGCGCGCCAATCTGCTCCTCGGTCTTCTTAAGTCCCACGTCGGTCGCGTAGCGCCTGTTCTCATTCGCGCGTTCCTGATTCTGTAACTGTCCCTGACGCCAAGTTTCGTTCGCCTCGATTTGTGCCTTACGCAACTCTGTCTCCGCCGCCATACGCGGACCGAATTCGCTTCGTTGCTCCGCAAGCTGTTGCTGCTCCGGCGTACCCGCAGCACCCGCCAGAGCATTCCCAACCCCGCCGATGAGACGCAAAAACGATCCCACACGGTCTTTCGCCGTCGGTTGAGGCTGTGCAAGATTCTCGGGAATCATCTCTCCGGGTTTGATCTGGCCGGGAGCAGGACGAGGAGACGTGAAGCCAAGGGCGTCAGTGAGTCCCCGAAGGACGCCGGGGACGTGAGAAGTCGGCGCGGCATACGCGGGCATTGACGGCGAAGACGTATTCAACGCCGCTGTGACTTGGTCAGACTGCGCCTTGGCGGCGTCGGGAGCCGAAGTCGCTTCCGGGGTTGGGGGACCGGGAGGGACTGTCGGCGCGGTCGGCATTGACGTTTGTCCCGGTTGCGGGATAATCGCCGGAGGTTTCGCGATGTCCGGCGAGGGAACTTGCATCGGTGCCGGAGTTGCTGCTACCGGAGTCTTCGAAGTCTTTGTCGTCTTAGAAGCCAAAACTCACCTCGCGGACCGCACGAGAGAAGAGATATTCGAAAAGAGGCCGGAAAGGCGCAGAGAAGTGCATCGCGACGCGTTCACCGAAACGGCGGTAGAGCCGCATCGCCCAAGTGTCGCCATACTCGCGATTCAACCACGCGCGAAGAAGGTTCGTTTTGAGACTGTGCTCGCCAAAGAGACTCGCGGCAATCCAGCAAGCCATGTATTTCGCTTGTGCCGCTGCGTTACCAATCATCCCAAGTCCGGTTCCGACGTCGCCGAGCGTGCTCCCGAGTCCCCGTTGCACTCCAGCAATATTTGAAGTCCCGAGATTCGCGCGGGTAGGATCGTAAACTCCTTCTTGTCCCATCGCGAGGTTCGCCGCCGCAAGTTGCCGCTGATAATCCTGCGCCATTGCATTAGCATAAGCATCGCTTTCGTCTCTTGCCTGTCCAACGTTAAGCGCGTTCTGTCCCACGAGTCCAAACCCGCTCGGCGCAGAAGTCCATCCACGAAGACCGATTTGTTTGTTCGCAACGTTACGCAAAGCGCCGTACGTGTCTCCAATGTTACGAATATTCGCCCCGTAAGTTGCCTCGCTGTACGGAGACAGTTTTCCCGGCGCTTGTCCAAGTTGGCTTTTGACAAATGGGTTGATGATGTTGTACTGTTCATCCTGCCGCGCCTTGGCGTCTTTTGCAACCTGTAACTGCGCATTCAACGCCGCTTGATTCTCCCCACGGCCTTTTTTCAGCTCCATCACCGGTCCGTCGTACACGTAACCCTGAGACGCGAAAACGCCTTCGCAAAAGTCGTCAATCGTTGACGTAATCCGGGTGTAAATGTACGTAGTCATGTCGTTTTCTCTCTTTTTCTATTATATCTTTTAGCTAACCTGCTTGTCTTCCGGGTTACCTTCCGGCAAAAGCGGACGACGAAAGACGGTGCAATTTTCCGCCGTGATGACATACCCGCAACGCCGGACAATGCTTTGATACTCTGTCATATGATTTGGAACGGCGATATACGCCTCGACCGCGCCTTGCGTCTGGCCAATGTACGAAAGCAGAGCCTCTAGTTTAAAAAGTCCTTGTAATACTTCCTGCGGGTTAGCATCTGGCGCGATAAGTAATGGATCGAGAGAAATAACATACCTTGCGGTGAGGGAACACACGTCTTTACCTGCGTTCGTCGCAATCGCGGTTTCGGTGTTGAGATTGCGGTAACCGTGAGGCGTTTCCAGAGAAATTCCTTCTCTCTCCTCGTGTTTCTTCTTCCACTCATCCAACCGCTGACGGTCTTGCCGTCCCGGATCATACGGACGTACTCTCACGTCTTTCATCTTATGTCTCTCCAAAAGTCTTATAATTCCCGCGTTGGGTTTTCGTTTGACTCTTATCCGTCGTTGTCGTGTCGAATGTTGTTGCGGGGTTGGTCGCACCATCAGCGGGATCGAGAGGGTAACCGGAAATTGTCCCGGTTTCTAAACCAGTGACGGAGTTTGGCGCGTTCGTCGTCCCGGCAAGAGAACGAATCTGATAAAAAAACGTCGGTAAGGCTTGACCATTATTGCTCATCGCATTCGCGCCGGTTTGGTTATACGTAAACGTCCCTCCGGATATTCCGGTAATCGCAAATTGACCGTCAAAAGAAGAGTCATTCACATTGATGATATTCACAAACTTGCCAACATCGTACTGATCCGGCTGGGTCGAAGATGTGTTTAACGTCACTGTCACCACGTTCGCCGCTCGCGCGATCGTCACAATACTGGTAATAAAAACCGCGACGTTGTCTAAAAAAGTCGTTTGTTTCGGATCGGTAATCGTATACTTCACCGCCGATACGTTCGCAAAGTCCGGCGTCGGGTTTCGGAGAATCTGGTACCCGTCAGCTTCTTTCACCGAAGACCACGTCAGTTGCACATGTCCCCGTGTGGGTTTGCTGGCAAAGTTAAACGGTATCCGCGCGGTAGGAGCGCCTTTGATCGTACGTTTCAACCCCGCACGCCAGACTTGCATGTAGTTGACAAGCTGCTGGTAATTCGCGATTGTCGGGATAGTTTTCAATGCCATTAGATAAGTCCTGCTGCGGGGTCGGCGATGACGTGAAGGCCACGGATGGCTCCGGAATTCGTGTCCGACGCGACGCTGATTTCGATCATGAGACGACGGCATAGCGTCCCACCGTCATTGTCATCCGGAAAGCCGCGAAAGAGATTGCTCCCTACGTCCACCGGAAGCATGTTGATCTTTTTTGGAATCCCCGGAGAGTCGGCGTTGATTGGATCAAGATAGTAATTGACGGTGATGCTGTTCGCCAACGCCGCCGAATCGACTTCGAATTCAATCGCGCGAAAGACGTGATAAATTTCGGGTTTTTTAAAATCAATCAACGCCGTGCGCATGAGCGCCGAGGGAAGATTCGCGTTCGACGTAAACGTCCCGGTAAGATCGTCGATCACCCAAGTATTCCCGCTGCTGTCTCCTCCGACGAGAACCTTATTCCCGGCGGAGACTTCGAAGACGGCAGTAGAAGAGAACCCTCGTTGAAGTTCGAACCAAACCTTGATTTCGAAGTCGTAGACGTAAGTGCGAAACCCCGGAGCGCCAGACGTGCTGTTGACTTTATCGAAGTAACTGAGGACTAACCAGTTCCGGCGACCGTAGTTGTAAAACGTCACCGTCGAAAAGTCCAACTGCGTCGGGTCGAGGTTTTCGAGATTCTTCCGGTTACTGATGCCGATTTCAATGAGCTGCGACGTTACGTTGACGTCTTTCGGCACGTACGCCCAAGGGTAGTTAGCCGTTGGATAAAGGTACAATTTCCGGTCGTAGGAAAGAAACGCCAGTCCATGAGGCGTCGTTACCATTGTGTTTCTCCCGGCGATGCCAACGCTGAATGCGGTGATTTGCGAGATTGCGAAATCGTCGATAGAGTCGCCGTAGAGAGGAAGACATGTCGTCTCGGTGCCTATCCATAACGCGTCTCCATGCGACGCCATTGCGCGGATACGGTTACTCTGCACCGGGTAGCTGCTCTCGTCGAGGGTGTCGCTGAACGTGTTCGCGTCTACACCGGGACAAGACTCGCTCGCCGCACCATTCGTCCCCGAAGTGACTTCTTCATTCGCGGTGAAATTGAAGAAGTTCGGTTTCTTCTCGCGTCTCCGCCAGAGACGGAATTTATGCGTGGTGATAATAGCGGAACCCACCGGAGGGTCATTCCTTATCGGACGGTCAATTTGCAGAAACAAACTCCCGCCGAGACCGAGAAACGCGGAGTTATCCGTGTACACCGTCGCCGGAAGCACGACCGTCGCAAGGTACTTCCCGACTTTGCTGTTCTCAGCTTCCGAAGCATACACATGCCAATTCGTCGCGCGTGAGGGAAGAATAGCAAATCCGGTCAACGACGTCGAAGTTTGATTGCTCGGAGCTGGGGTGACGAGAGTAAGATGCGTGTCATCGGTTACCGAAGCGATTGTGCCAAAATCAAGCCCGTTGACGTAGAGTTTGTATGTGTATCCGCCGCCGTTCGCAGGATGTCCATTCGATCCTCCGGCGTCCGTGACTGCTTTCGTAAAAAGCGTATTTGTCCCCACGACTGCCGTCGAGGTAATCGTACACTGAATCGTCCCCGGTTGTGGAGTCACGGCGGTTTGTTTCGTCGTAATCGCACCGGTTCCGGCAGAAATCGGCGACGTCGAGGACTCGTGCACTCTTCCGGCGGTTTCGTCCGCTGTCGTCACCCAGTAGTAACGATTCGTCTGAATAACGAGTGAACCTCCGGCGCTCACATCAATCTGAGGCGCATTCTGCGGGATCGGAAACCCTGTGCGAAACCACGTCGTTCCGTCGTACGACCAGTTATTCACCCCGTCACATAAGTGAAGCAAGTTGTCTTTGCTTTGCGCTTGTATGGGACCGTTGAGGGTGCCGACGGCGGAGACGCTCGCCCATGCTCCCGCACCGTTGTTCCGGTATAACGTTGTCGCGGTCGCGGCAAAGTACTCCCGAATGACGTTCCCGCTCGCGTCGTTGTGATCGAATTCAAATAACGCAACTACGGCTGAGCCGAGATTTGTCGCAAGATACGCGGGTTCGGGGAGTTCGCGCACGAGGTCACCCGCGCCGGAGGGGATGAGCGAGAGCAAACGTCTTACGGCGTTCGGAGAACCTGTTTGAGCATTCTGGCTAGAATACGTATCTTCAGATAATAGTAAATTGAACCTCGAAATTTCCTCTCGTTTTTTGGGCATACGTGTTCCCGTTTAGGGAAGATAATGAGCTTCGTTGAGGTACTGAACGGCAGAAAAAAGCAATGTCACATCGTCTCGAAAACGACCTAATCCGGTATTACACATATCGCAAAGCAAACCGCGAACTTTCTTGGTAGTGTGACAATGATCGACATGCAAACGTCGTTTGAATTCGCTCTTATGACGACGGCAAATTTTACAGCGATGTTGCTGCCGTTCGAGCATTGCATCGTAATCTGCTTGAGTAATTCCGTAATTCTTTAAATAAGGCTGTCGCATAAAAATTCGAAGGTTGTTTTTGGCTTTCCTTTCAGGAGTATCGTATTGTTTCCATCCACATTTCTTTAGAGAGCGAGCAACAATGCTCTTGCGCTCGGCTTTGTGTTCTTTGTTCCATTTTGCCGCTTGCGCAATTTTCTTTTCTTTATTTTCGAGGTACTTTTCTCGCGAACATTGCTTGCACTGACGACCGCTCGGATATATTGCGGTATTCTCAACGGTGTATTCATGTCCACGAGGACAGAATCGAATCGCTCTACGACGATGCGAGATATGGGATTCTGTCATGTGAAATGGCATAAGATATTGAAAATAAAGGACTTAACCAAGGAAGTCTTGGGCGTACTGAGGATCGCCGCTCATGCGTAATCCAGCAGAATTATTAATCTCAAGAATATCGTCCTTCCACTCCTTCTGCCACGCTTCCCATTGGGTTGGGTCTTGCAAAGACAAGGAGATTTTCTTCGCAGCATAGTCAGCCAGCTTCTTACTATACGGCAACATGACTTCGTTGAGATCGTCTCCGGTGTCGATGTCTTGAATCCAACGGACGTAGTATAACGTCAGGGCGAAGTTGGCTTCGGGGAACTGTGCCATGATGAATTGGTCTTTGCCGAAGATTGTGTAGTAGTATGTCGTGAAGGGAAACAAAGTCCGGTCAACGTTAGAAGTCTTCCGCGCGTCCTGAAACGTCGGATGAGAAATCTCGCGATATTCGAACTTTGTCTGCTCGAATCCGCTCGTCGTGCATTCGACGAAACGAAGCTCATGAAAGTCTACGGGGAGAGAGTAACTGCGAGTGTTCGTCGCCAACGCGGCGAAGTAATTCGCTTGTGTGGCATCGCTTCCCTGAGACGTCTGTCCGAAGTAGTCTTGTTCGAGATTCTTTAGGATTGCCCACACCGCGTCTTTGGCTTCGTTAATGAAACCTATTTTCTTCTTCGGACTCGCCGCGTTCTGATAACCCGCGAGACGGTCATCGACAAGGTCGATAAGTCCCTGACCGGTGATGCCACGAATACCGATGTCTGAAGGCATGAGAGGAGAGTCCTTTCGAGGAGATATTGGAGCCGCTCCGAGGAGTTGAACCCCGACAAGACTGTTTACAAAACAGCAGCACTGCCAGTTATGCTAGAGCGGCAAAAACGTTAACGATGATGACCCGGAGACGGCGCATGGAGAAGTTTTTTCATGTTTCTCTCGCCGGAGAGAAGTTCCGTCTCGCGTTTACGCCAGAGAAACCCAAGCTGGTCAAATGTCTCCCGGTTAAGTTCTTCTCTTTCGTTACTATGACGTTTTTCCATCGCGTCGGCGTCGCGCGAGTCTTGCTTGTCCATCTCGTCGGCGTAACGCGAGTATCCACCGTAACGTTGAATGTCACCGAGACACAAGGAGTCAAAGACGCGTGAGTCGAGCGTCTCGGCAAAAAGAACGACGCGTTTTCCGTCTTGTGCCGACGCGAGTTCTTCGCTCACGCCGACAAACGTCTTCACCGTCACAGGACGCAACGGCGACTCCGTTTTCATGATTCTCGCCGTGCGGTCACGACGGCGTCGAAGAAACGCAAGCTCGTCTTGCGGAATAAACGCCTTACGTTCGATAATCCATGACCGTGAGACGTCACCATATCGCACCGAGAGTAACGGGTCGAACGCGTGTAACGACGTGACGAAACCAGCGAGAGGAGTGGACATTACCGTGTGACCGAGGGGACACGAACGACCGGAGCGGTTCGTACCGGAGTCGCGGCGACAACGTCTGCGTCCGCGTCTTCCGGAACGGCTTTTTCCGCATTCTGGAATGCCTTCGCGGCTTTGCGCAAGTCGTCAATGCTCATCCCGAATTCTTCGGCAACGTTTGGCGTCTTCGACTCCATCAGCTCGTTGATGTCATACGCGCCGAGATCGTCCAGCATCGGAACCTGCTCGCCGTCGATGTGCTCGCCAATGATAATCCCAGACTCTCTCCGAAGACTCTGGCCGATGCTTTCGTTGACGGTGACAACCCGTCCCGGACGGAACTCAAAAACCTGCGCGTCGAACTGCAACTTCAAAACCTCTCCGTGATCGTCTTTCTTGAGTGAGCGGCAACGACGTGCTTGCGCAAGAATGTTCTCGTCCGACGTCAACCTCAACTTCATCTGTCTCATTTCCAATGACATAAATGTTTCTCCTGTAGAGTAGCTACGAACGGCGAAGACGCACGAGCGTCCTTTTGCTGTTCATCTATTATTTTACGTTACTTCACGGGGACGAGTAAACGTTGCCGTTCCTTTGGACACAACCCATCGCTTCCAAGGCGACCGCGAGATGTATTGCAATTCGCGCAAAGCACACGATACCCTGCAGGGAAATTGTTTTTCATCAACCAACGGTAGATTTGATTCGTGCGAATTTCTTTGCGATGTCTTACTCCTCCGCCGTTAATATGATCGATATGCAAATATTCGGGTTCCGTCACATCGCAACCACACGGGCAAGCGCATTTGTACCCGCCATAGGCCGCAAACACCATGTCTTTAATCTCAGCGTTGCGCCGTTTGTCCGAAAGATATTGTTTCTGAACACATTCGGAACACTTTTGTGTTTTATTGTCACGTGGTTTTCCGCACAACCAACAAATTCCGGCTGCGGCTTTTTCTTTCCGTCGATCTTTACGCTCAGAAGATGTACATGTTTTACAAACTGCAAACAACCAAGGCTCTCCGCGTTTATTTTTCCGGCTTTCGTGAGCGAAAAATTCACTACGCGGTTTCGGTTCCTTACATGTCCGGCATTTTTTGAGTAACATCTGTGTTTCTCCTTTTCAAAACAAGAATAACACAAATGTCTTTCGATTGTCAATAAAAACGGGCCACTTTTGAGGTGGCCCGTAAGGGTGGAAAGTATTGAAAGTAAAGGACTTAGATGGCAAACACGCCGCTGGTGACAGTGGCAGTTACGCCGTCGAAGCGTACGTGACTTGAACCCTTGTCCGACAAGTAGTTCTCAAACACGCGATAGCGAGCCTCGTAATTGTCCTTGTTCTGAACACGAAACAACACCGTGCCGTCTTCATCTGCCCACTCGCCTTCGACTTCAGGAATCCAGAAGAGGTGAGATTTGTTCACGCCCATGAGGGTTCCGTAAGCGAAATCCTTGTCGATTTTGATCGGGATGTTCGCGAACGCGAGTTCGGCTTTGAACTGCCCCGCAGCGGTGCCGGGGTCGGGTTTCATCAAGTACTGTTGGGTGTACCGGCGGTCGGCCTCGGTCAGTTTCAGCACTTCACGGCGAACGCTCGCGTGAGCAAGGAACTGATCGATGACTTCTCCGGAGACTTCCTCAGCGTTATCGATACCACGCTGAATGAGGTCGGTGGAGAGGGTTCCGACGGAGGAGAGAATGTTGCTGCGGAAGAACGCGTTCGCGGCCTGCGAGCGGTCCAATCCGTGAATCGAAGACACAAACGTGGTGCTGTCAACGATCCCCAAAATCCCCATCGGTTCCAGTTGGAATGAAGACTCGCCGGGAGATGCAGCGTTCGAACCGAACGTCAGCAAGTCACTCGTGGCGAGACTTGTCACCGTAGTGTCGAGCTGAATATTCGGCTCGTTCACAACAGTCACAGTCGCAACCACACGCAGCGTCGCACCCGTCGAGTCCGTAATCGCGACCACGTCTCCGACTTTCACAAACCGGGTGACGTTGACGGTTCCGGTAACTCCGCCGGGATTGCTGAGCTGAATGTTGTTGTTAGCGTTGATGGTTCCGGTCGAGACGAAATTCGCCAGCGTGCCGACGCCGAAATACGCCAGCATACGGTTACGCTGACGGGTGAGGTCTTCGACGAGACCCTTCTGCTCACTGTCCATCGCGCGGGCGAAGGAACCTTTGTCGGAACGCGAGGCTTTCATCACCTGAGTCGTCAACTCGATCCGGCCTTCGATAAACCGCATCGGGACTTTCAGGTTGGCATAACCCTGTTTTCCGGCGACGGGAAGCAGCCCGCCTTCTGCCGTGGCTTTCACGCCACTGTTACGAGACTTACGGAGCGAGAAGACGACTTGGCGTCCTTCCCATTCCATCTGCTCGACGTCGCCTTTGGTGAAGAGGTCAAGGAGACGGGTTTTTTCGTTGAGCTGATCGCGGATCGGGCCTGCGTAGACGTCTTTAAGCGAGGCGTCGAAGCCCGAAGTAGTGGTATCTTGAGGCATTTGTTAACTCCAAAGAGAATTTTTCGCTCCCAGAACGGGAACGGTTGGGGAGACACTTAGTCTCAGTTCTCTCGCCGCTTCTGCGCTCTGGGGGAGTGACGCCTCAGGTATGAGGAAGGGAGGGATTAGGGGAAACGTCACAAGACGTTTCGTTAGTCTCTCGCGTCTTGCGGTAGTGTGCCGCGAAACACGAGCAAAGATTAGGATAACACGGGAGAAAGAGACGTGTCTACTTTATCGACACGTCTCTCGGGTTTTATTTCTTGCCGCGTTTGCCGCGACGTTTACTCGCGGGATTGTGGCGATTGCCGTTGGAATTATGGTAATGTCCCTGCTTGGGACGATTAGCGCAAAAGATACACCCGGACTTACACGGTGTACTGCGTGGACGATTGCGATGGGCGTTGCCGCTCATGATTGACCTCCTTCTAGTGGTCAGTCATAAGCACCTCCTAAGAGAAAATTTGTCGTCGGACAGGATGAGCATCAACCTGCGCGAATACTCTGTCATTGTTGGGACACGGACGATGGGTTATTCCGGCCTCAAGCTACCATTACTTACACCGTGTCGAAAGCCTACGCTTCCCCGGAACCTTCTGACATTTCACCGCTTCGAAGAGTATTAGTCACCAGACCTACCGCATGGCTGGCTACTCCTCTTCGCATCTCTAGAGCGACTTTTCGGTTCGCCCGCCCCAAACTGGCTGGCGGGTACTTCGGCTAGTCGTCCAACCGGTACGTACGCTTTTCGTCCGACAGAAGAAGACTATCACATTACTCCTGCGTCTGTCCACCCCACGCACGCTGTGCCGCTTCCCACGCACGATTATGAATGTCGCTCTGTGAGAGTTTCTCTTTTGTCGGAGCCGCGTTACCCTTACCCGCGCCGGGTTTCGGCAGCGGCGACGGCGTACGTTTAATCGCTGCTTGTTTTTGCTGCGTGTAGTTACTCGTGCGGGACTGGTCATAAAGACCCAAACCAGTTTTCACCCTTGCGAGTCCTTCTTTGATAACCTGCTTCAACGCCTCGCCGCCAGCGAAGAACGCATTCGTACGTCGTTCGTCAGCGTTGATATACGACGCAAGACTGTCTTCGATCATCGACGCGAAGTCACCGTCTGCGGGAAGTTTCATTTCTTTCAACTCAGCGGCAAGGAGCGTCCGGCCCTGTTCCATCCTCGTCGCGCGAAGTTGCTGAAACTGTTCCTGTTTCGACTCTTCCGCACCACCACGAAGGTCTTCAATCTGCTTCCGCATTTCTTCGAGATCGGACGCTTTTACGTAACCGGCTTTGACGCCATTCTTCTCCAACCACTTACGCGCGTTCTTCTCTTCTTGCGAAAGTTCTTCGTCGTCGGCGGGAGCGGCAGCGGCCTTCGGCGCGGCCTGCGCCTGTCGTTGCATTTCTTCAATTCGTTCGATGAGCTGATTACGCTCTTCCAAAAAGTCAGCAATCTGTTCAGGATCAGAAATCCCGTACTCTTGCGCGACGCGTTCATACGGCGCGAGTTGAGAGATTCTCTCACCGGCTTGTCCGAAAGCCTCTACGGCTTCTTCTTGAGTCTTGTACCTTGTGCGGTCATTGACGGTGAGGAAAAAGTCGTCGGAAGGAGTTGGGGAAGTTTCCGAAGGGGTAGATTGTGGATCGATTTCTTCAGGCATGACAGGCTCCAGTAGGGAGAAAATGTCTCGGTACTTCGGGAGAAGTAACGAGTTTTTGTTACATTCTTACTCCCCACTCTCAAAAAGGATACGAGCGAGCGTATCCTTGATGAGAGCAGGTACATCTGAAAAGTCTTTCTAGGCGTTCTCGGCTTCCACGCCGACAGTATCCGTAACCATCTGCGCGACAATCCCGCTCGCGCGAGGCTTCTGCAAAACCATCTGAATCGCCGTGTCCACAGCGGCAGAACCACTGTGAATGCTGATGACGTTCGTGGTGATGATGTCGCCTTTGGTGAATTTTGTCGGGTTGGCCGACAACGTTCCATATGTTGGAGTCGTCGAGCCGGACGCAAAATCAATCCTCGACGTAGTCGAAAAAATCGTTGTCCCGTTCTTCTGCACGTCGATGCTCATCGTACCGGTGACCCCGGCGGTGCGCACACGCGCGAAAAGAGCCTTGAGGACACAGTCATACGGGACAAGATATGTGTTCTTCGCACCGGTGGTAGCGTTACCCGCGAGACCGGTAAAATCAACTAATTCCTCTGCGCGGTGTTTCAGTTTGATAGACATTGATGTTACTCTCTTTCAATGGTGTTACCCCTGCCACGACAGGATACCGGAAAGTCTCTTGCTTCTCGTGGGAAAACGTTAGTAAGCGATTGTCTTTGCGGTTTTCGCCGTCACTTTTACGGCTTTTACTGACGCCTTCGCCGAAGGCTTCACAACGTAATGATACGTCCCTTTCGTCGCGGCTTTGGCCGCACGATAGATTCCGGCATGAGCCGAAACGGCAAAGACCAACACGGCGGTGACAATAAAAATCTTCTTCATCTTCCTTTTCTCCTAAACGTGGTCAGTTAATTGCGAATCTGACGGATACGCACGCATGTACCTTCCGCCTTTGCTTCCGCGAGACGACGCTCCGGACTTCCCGCCAAACTGTTGCTTGTCCTTGTTCATCTTCGTCGTGTAACCGGAGTTGGGCGCGGCGTACTCCCCGCTGCCAATGCTCTTGGTGATGCTCGCGGCGTTACGCGGAAACGTCGAAGTCGCAACTTTCCTCGCGACCTTCTTGGCGACACTTCCGGCGTGTCCGCGCGAGAAACTCTCCGACGCTTTATTGAACTTTCGGGGAGCAAGTAACCCGAACCCGGTGTTACTCCGTGACTGCGCTTTTGGAGTAGTCTTACTCTTCGATGCAAGAGCCATAAAATCTAATCCTCGTCTTCTTCTTTCGAGCCTACCTGCGCGAAACCGTTACGCGGTTTTCGTTTCGTCAGAGACGACCGTCTCGTTGACGCAAAATCGTGCAAAGTGCTCTTAGATAAGTCTAGCAGACGGCGATTCTTGGAGTATAGTCGCTTGGGGCTGTAAAGCGCGGTAGCGAATAAACGTCTTTGGGATTCTGAATTGGCAGGCATAAAGTATTTTGGAGATGATTCGCAATGCGACGGATATGCGCCACAAAAGCATAAGCAGAATGCCGCATTTTCAAACGATTACAAACATGGCAGCACGAAACACAGTTGTTAACAACGTAACCTTTTGAGCTATCAAGGCGGTCAATGCCATTTACTCGAACTGTTTCATATTTTGTATGGACTTCCCGGCTGTTCTCAATTCCACAATACGAACATTGTTTCGTTACTAATTCCTTGAATTGTTCAAAAGATAAGTCAAATTCGATTCCGCGAGCATAAGCGCCGGAACGATATGCTGCAAAATCTTTATGTAACGCTGGTTCGGAAATTCGATGAGGATCAGACATTTTTCGAATAACTTCTTCGGTGTATGTTGAACATCCACAACTAGTTGTTGTGCGACTATTTAACGCGGCAGCGGTACGCGCAACTTGTCTACCGCAATCGCATTGACATAGCCAAACGATAGATTTCTTTTTTGTATGGTTTTGTCTTCGTGCTTCTAAGACAATAAGCTTGCCAAACCTTTTCCCAAGATTATTTTTCAATCCACGATGAAAAGTTTTTGGATCAACGGGTAGTGTTTGTGGTATTGCAATGTGTTTGGGCATAAACGTTACTTCTTAATCGTCGAAAGAAAGGACTTCGATTCTTCTTTCTTGTCCAGCGACTTAGTCTGGCGGACGTAAGCGCAACAACCTCTTTCGACATTGACTCTCACGAGACCGTCTTTTGTACGACGGGCTTTTAACGCGGGGTCGGCCAATACCGCCGGATGCTCGCACAAATCCACCCCGGTCAGGTGGCGACAATCGGCGCAGTGGTAAGGACCGTTTTCTGAGTACCCACTCACCGCCGTTCCTTCTTCGGCATAAAGAGAATCTGTCATTGTGGCGGTGCCTGTGCTTGAGGAATATTCAGGTTTGGCGCAGCGATGTCCGGAGTCTGGGCATTCTTGAACTTTCCGTCCGTGCCTAGCCGTTGATCCGGCGCTTCGGCACCGTCCGGCATCTGTCCGCCCATCGACGTCGGCGTCTGCGTGAGGTTCTGCTTCACCCCGGCAGCGATTTGCGCCTCCGCCGAAGACATCTCCGTCATCATCGGCTCGTTCGGGTCCACGCCGAGACTTTGGAAAGCCACTTGTCTCGCGACAATATCCGCAACGGTCGCCTTGATGTGATCGTACCAAATCTGCTTCTGGTCAATAGGCAACGTCTTGAACTCGTCTGTCTTCGCAAAGTCCGTGTGTTGAATCAGGTGTACCTGACTGTTTTGGACTAACGGAACCAGCTCCGGCGGAGCACCCGAAGTGAGAAACGCATCGGCTTCTTTTACGGCTTCGCGAACGTCGAGATCGACTGAGCCTTTGATCTTGGTCTCGCCGAAGATTTCCAAAATCCGCCAATTCTGTTCCGGATCGGCGGGGTTGATAACCCCAAACTGCGCGAGCTGCGCCAGCGTCGCCCGTTCCGTCGCCTGACTCTTCGGGAAGAGTGAGTTGTAGTCGATGACGACGTTCACCGCTCCCTGAAGGTCACTCTTCATAAACTTCATCGTCTCCCATTGTTTGTTCCGTCCGGCCATGACACGAATCCGCGTATCGTCCCAATTCGCCCGCGCAAGTTCGAGTTGCTGCTCTTCGAAGCACTTCCAACCCTTCGCCCAAGCTTGCACGAACGGCGAGAGCGCCTTTTGGCCCTTTTCACCGAGGAAGGCAAGAGCTGACGCTGCGGTTACGCCGGGAGGCGCTTGACCAGACTCAAGATAAAACGTCCCCGCAAGCCGCTCCATCTGATCGTCGAGCATTTTAATGAGAATCAGCATCGGTTGGACGTTACTCAGCTCCGCCGGAATACGTTCGGGTTTCGCGAACGACGTTCCGCCAAGCGAAACCGGGTTATACTTTACAACCTGTCCCGGCTCACCGGTGAGCGCGTCAACACCGGAACCCTTGGGGTCTAACCAAATCGCATTGCCCATACGCTGAGCCGTCAGACGCAAATTCGCCTCAACGGTGTTACGAAACATCTGCGGAGCAATGAGGTCGTCCATGCGCGTCTTGCGCCAGAACCGTCCCGGAACGACGTCAAACCCGAATTGATTCAACGGGAGAAACTTCTGTCCTTTGCGTACTCCGGAACCATACTCCGTCGGCAGCTCATCGGCCTCAACGACATTCATCGTTCCTTGCCCGAGACGGACCGCGCGAAGACCGTCCGGGAAGTCCTCCGAGGGAAGTTCGTAGAACTCATAAACGGTAACTTTGGGGTTCTTCGGTGAGAACGGCGCTCCGCCGATGAAGCCCCCGGAGGCCGAAAAAGACCCTGTCACGTGAGCAAGAACGTCAAGATAATATTGACTGAGATCGTTCCCGAAATCCGCCGTGATGCTGTCGGCGTAATCCGGCCAAGTCTCCTTGGCATAATCAAGATCATACCGACGGAGCCGGACAAACCGATGCTGTTCTTCCCACGTCCGAATCCGGTGATCTAACCGAATCTCAAATGGCGAGCAAACGTCGGTGTTCAGTGAGCCGATTGGTAACTCCTGCGTTCCCGGCGTCACCGGTCCTTGCTGGCACACCGGACAGCCCCCGAGGAGACGTGCTTGCGCCTGCATCTCCGGCTGAGTGATGAACTCGCCGCAGTTTTGACACGAGAGTCCTTCAACCGTCACAGTTCCGTAACGTTTGTCAAAGTCGTAGTAGTTAATGAGAAAGGCGTTCCCGGTGAGGACTAACCACGACGCGAGTTCTTCTTCTTTCGACTCTACCCGGCATTCTTCATAGAAGACTTCACGGACACGCTCACATATCTCTGCCGTAGACTGAGACGCGGGGTCATCATTCGCCGGACGGTAATTAATCGCGCGGTTCGTCTGCAACAACGCCGTCTTGAGGTCGTTGGCGACTTTCTGAAACGTGTTCGTCTGGGCGCGCGGGAACCACGCCGGGAGAATACGATTCCTCCAGCGGCCACGTTCAAATATGATCCACTGTTGCCCTACTGCGAACAAAATATTACGAAACCAATCTTTCCCTTTCAAAGAGCGCCCTTTGATAACGATCCGTACTCAAGCAACGATCAATACGGCTCGAAATCGCAAGACGATCCTCGAAAGGGTCATCGGTTTTTGGTTTCACTTCGTAATTCAAAAGTTCATTATATGACGGTTCCATGTGAAACTACTTCCTCCTCTCCCTCGCTTTTAATCGAGAGATTCGGCAAAAGGCCGCAGAAATTTTTAGCTTCAACTTCATGAGGACAGTAACCAAGTCTGCCCTTCGCAAAATTACAATTCAGACAAAGAATCTCGATTGACTCGGGAAAGGAATTGTCAATGATCCAACGATAGGTTCCCTCACCGCCAAGACGATGCGGAGTTCCGTGCATATTCCGCCAACCATGTTTATGTTCAATGGTTAGAAAAATCTCACGAGTCTCACCACAACATTTACAAATCCAACCATAGTGGTCGTAAACTTGCTTTTTATATGCGACTAGCTTTTCAGCGTGAACTTGTTTCTGTCGCTCGCGACATTTTGCACAGCAAGTTCTATCGGTTCGATCTTTCGATTCTCCACATTCGATACAAAGACCGGCTTGTCTTCGATTGATTTTGAATGGCATTTGCGAAATGACGCGTCGGTTGACTTTAGGTTTCTTTGCCAGCAATTTCGGGTTCCTCTTTTGGTGATAGGGTTTCCTCACTCGCCTCAGAATAAATTTCCCAAACCTGTCGTTGCTGTTTCTCGAACGCGTCTTTCGCTTCCGCAAAAGCGTCACGTTCTTTCTTTACCGCATTGTCGGAGATTGGCGACGCGCCGAGATAGGCGATAAGCGAATCTGCGGCTCGGTCGGCGCGTTCGCGTTCGGTCTCCGCCTTCGCACGATAAAACGCCAATTCTCGCTGAAGATACTCGTATTCTCGTTTATTAATCCACACGAAGAGTCACAGGTTTCGCAGAAAATCCACAAGCAGAATGCCGAAGACAAACACGCTGAACGAAAACCACACTTGCAATCCCGTTCTTTGCCAGAACGAGTAATCGAGGTCGCAAAGTGAGAGCACAACCAGAGACCAAAGAGACCCCAAGAAAAGCAAAAACACGGCAAGGAGGATCAAAAAAGGCATCGTCTATCCTTCCCACTCAATTCTACCACCGACGAAGACACTATCGCTACCCGGATCGTCATCGACGAAGTCTTGCAGAGACTCGCGGAGAAGCTGACCCCCCTGCTTCTTCTGCTGACGTTGCTCGATACGTCTGTCGAGGTCTGCGTAAGCTTTCGCCGAGAGAGGATCGACTGCTTGAAGATGCGCGAGACGCGCATTCGTTTTTGGTAGCTCGCTCACACGCGGACGTGCGAAAACACCATAACGAATCGACTCCATGATGTCGTATCTCTCGTCTTTCGTCTTCTTCCACGTGTTGACTTTGTTTTCGTCCCACGTGAGACTTTTGTATTCTTCTTTTAAATCCGTTAAGTCGTCGAAGATGAACAGTCGCGGAGACGGTTTTGGTTTCCCTTCGGCGTCTACCCCGAACTTCCCCCACCACTCCGGGGACTGCGTGTCTTTTACCCATGACGGCAAAGCGTTGCTCGGCGCGACGTGTAAGTATTCGCCTAACTGAATCGTCCCCGGCACGAGTGCCTTACGCGCAGGCTGACAATGAATGCCTTGTTCCGAAAGTTCCAACATCGCCAGCTTGTTCTCAGGATCAATCACGAACGTCGTCCGGGCATAGTCATTCCACGGAGTGTTCTCTTTCAACCACCGTACAATCGTCGAACTATTCACTCCGGGTTCCTTATACGTATTCACGACGACAAGGTAACCCTTCTCGTCCACGGCCATATCGCTGATCCCCCACGGACACTCACCGCCGACATCGATAGTGACGATCCTGTTCCAATGATTCGGAATCGCGAAGCGTTTGATGTTATGCACGCTCCACGGGGTGAGTTCTTTGAAGATACGTCCGGAGAAGTCGTCGAACGAACCGTAAATGTAACGTCTCACCCAATCCGGCGGGGACTGACGGATGATCGTGTCGAAGTAATCGTCGGCGACAAACCCGCCCTTGCTCTCCCGATTAGCTTCTGAGCTGACCATCATGCTCATGATTTCGCCCCGGCGCTGCACGCGTTGTATCTCCCCGGCGTCGAGATCGCGGCAATCCGGGAAGAACTGTTTTTGTAACCAGTCATGCCCGTTCGGGTTCATCGCAGCGAAACCGAACTTTCTCGCCGCGCGCGGGTTACGTAACCGTCCGACCATCGTCATCCAATGCGGTTCTTCCATTTCCTCAACTTGGTCGAGAAAGAACCAGCCGAGGTTCGCGCCGACGCGCCGTGACTTCGTCCCGGCTTTGCTGTCATGAATATGCCGGAAGAAAATCATCGAACCGTTTGTCAACGTCACAACCTGAGTCTTCTTCGCGTAACTGCGTATCCAGTTACTCGGACAGGTTTCAAAAAACACCGGAATTGTCGAGTCGAGAAGGTCGCTCGCATGGTAACGTCCGACGATGCCTTGATTGCCGGGATAAGCGGCGGAGAGAACGAGTCCTTTGATAATCCCGGCTTTGCTCTTACCGCTATTGTGATGGTACAACCCTTGCGCGGAATAATGCTCAGCAAAAGGCACGGAAAGATCGTAAAAGTCTCCATTCTCAACGTAAGTAATTTCTGAAATGATGTCCCAAAATGTGTTAGAATAATTAAATGCGTCGTTACTCTGTTTCTCGTTTGAAACCCATTCCGAAAGAGCAGCTTTTAGCCGCGTTGGAAACTTGCACAACTGCTGGACAAATCGGCGAACGCTTAGGCTTTGTTCGGGAAACGATTGTAAAACACTTGAAATATCATGGCATTCCCATTCCTCGCTTTGAGAGTTGGTACGACACATTACCTGTGGAGGAAATTGCTTCTCGTTACCTTGCAGGAGAAGATTGTGGGCAAATCGCCGAAAGCTACAAGGATTTAATTCCCAAAGGTATAAAAAAACCTCAAGAAGCCATTCGCGTTGTTTTAAAACGCAGGGGAATTCAGCGTCGGCGATATTCTGCCATCGCGGTTGGCGAAAAGAATTATCAATGGAAAGGTGGGAACCGAATAACACCCATGCACTATCATCGCAGACAGTCCTACGAAGTTGCAGCAATTTGTCTTGGAAAGCCACTTCCGTCGGGTGCGGTAATTCATCATCTCGACGAGAATCCGTACAACAATAACCCCGAAAATCTGATCGTTTTCCCCACGCAAAAGAACCACGCTCGTTATCATCAGCAGCTATTGGTGATCCGACGGAAAGGTCTCGAAGTTTCGACCATCCGGTTAGCGTTAGAAAACGGTGGTCAAGAGTTACATCGACCTGACGGCCTGAAAGGGTGCGAACTCTATACAAATCCGCCCGACCTTTCAGATAAGGATTTGAGGGGCGGCAGAGGCCGAAAAGAGTGGAGAGTTCCTCCTGCCGACGTTCCGCAATCGGAATCCCGCCAATAAGAGTTTCTCCGGCAACACAACCCCACCCGCTACTGACGACGCTAAGCTTCTCCGGCGAGAAAATCCAATCCTTCTGCCAAGGCAAAAGCTTAATGGTGAGGTCTGCGACGTTCACGTTATTCTGCGGTAACGTCATGATAATGTCTTCGGTGTCTCAGGAGGTCGGCGAGAGCACAGTGGAGGAGGACCATGCTCTCGCCGTTCTTGCGGGAGGAGGGAGGAGGAGATGAGCGAGAAGGGTAAGAGCGGATGCTCGGGCGCAACGCCTTCTCACTCGGAAGAAAAACCTAAAACGGGTTGCTTTGAAAGTGACAATACCCACCGGGGGATTGCACGATCTGCGCAGCCGCAGCGGATTGGGCATACACTTGCTGGTACAAAATCACTTTATTATCGGTATTGAAAATAACCGGAGTGTTCAGGGCGATATTCTCACTGAAAAACGCACCGGCGGTTGTCGTGCCCAGATTTGCCGAACCAACCACGGGAGTTACCGTAACCGCACCGAGAGATGCGGGGGTAACCGTTGAGGGTGTCTCACTCGTTCCGGGGGCCGGGAGAGTAATCGTATTCAACGTCGGAGCACCCAGAGACGTCAACGCAGTCGTCTGAATTCCGTACAAAATCGTGCAGTCGTTCAAGGTTGAGCCTTTGCCGGTCGTCAGACGTGACGGCACCGGAATCCAACACGTAAGGGTGTCGTTTGTCGCGCCCGCGCCGCTTGTCTGCGCCTGCACAGTGGGAACGAAACTCGCTCCGGTCGCCGTGAGACCATTCGTACCGGTCGGCGTCCCTGAAGCGTTCCACGCGCACGCCCCGGCGGGAAAGTACAGCAAGTTATCCGTCGCAGCAGCCGTGGCGTTACTTGTCGGGTTAGCATCTGGCGGAACGATGATGTTTTGTGTAAACGCGCCGAGAGCGTTGTTCGCCGTCACGGTGCTCCATTGAATCTGATAAATCCCCGGAGCGGCGAAAAAACTTACGCTTGATTGTAAACCAATCGCGACGGGTTGAGAGATCGTGGTGTTTCCGGCTTTGTCCGAAGTGATCGTGATCGTCGGCGAGATCGGGTTACCCGAAGCCGCTGCCGTACCGACGCGGAACTGTGACGGGTAGTTCAAATATGCTGTTGGAACCTGTACGGTGACAAACCCTTGCTGCGCGAACGCCGAAAGACCACACAACGTGATCATCGCGGCGATCAGTGTCTTGATAAAATTTTTCATTGTCTTCTCTTCTTCTCCTGTGACAGCGTCACAGAGATAATTATAATGAACTTCTCTGGTCTTGGTATAGCCGAGAGCTAATACAACCCGGCGTTGTGCGAAAGTCCGATACTCCCGAAACCCTTCCCCGCGCGTCTTTTCGTGTCCGAAGTTTGGAAGAGGCTTGGTGCGCCTCCCTTAAACGGAGCCATCGGAGCGGCGGTGAGGGGTTTTAACGGTTCGCCCAGAGACGAGAGACTTCCGACATCGGCGGTCGCACGAGGCATCGACTCTCCGGCGTCTTCGGGCATTTTCACCCTCGGAGGACCGATGACAGGACCAGCGGGTTTCGGGACCGCTTGTCCGAGTCTGGTGAAACGATTCTGATAAGAAGGCATAAACGGTTACTCCTAATACGGTGAACTTGTCCAGAAAGAATTCTGCGGACGTTTCGGCAGCGTTCGTGAGCGTCGCGAGAGATCAGTATACGCCATTTGCTGCTTCGCGATTGGCGAGTCCGCTGACGCGAAACCCACTTGTGGGTCTCCGTTAGACATTCTGTCGCCGTCTTGGCGGTTATCGTCTGTGTCACCGATTTGCGCGAACCCACGACGTTGCCGCGCGAGCTGACGTTGGGGGAACACTTACTGCACCGTTCCGTCGGGCGACTCCGGAGACTCCGACGACTTTACGCCCATCTTCTTGAGTCCCTCGTCAAGCCCGTCAATCTGCAACGGTTTTGGCTGTTCCGCCGCGCGGTCTTCTTGAGCCAGAAACGCCTTACCGAGAAGTAACGCCGCAGCTCTGGCGCGGTCTTTGTCGCCGTGGTTAACCCAATCCCACATGGTTCGCCAGAAGCGGTTACGCGAAGACGCGTCGAGACCAAACGTCGTCGTCATCTCACGCACCTGTTCCAACGTCTCTTGACGAAGACTCTTCATGTAATTATGTTAGCAAACTTTGCGGAGGGAGGTATAGCTGGGAGTTAAAAAGACTCTTTGGTGTGGTATCCTTAAACTCAAGAGTCTCACATGTCCTACACAAAGTCAAGCCTGCTTCGTCTCGTCGTCATCGTCACAATTGTCTTCACGTTTTTCTTTTTGACAAAAAGTTGCCACACCGCCTCAGCGGCGACTCCGGAGCATCTCTCTCCTCCTTCGCGTCTCCTGATCCGTCACCGCTTCTGGCAAGTCGTCGTCCTGCCTGTGTTGCCGTCCGACGAAACCGGAGACGAGCTGGTCGGGTTGACGCTGTTTGACGAACACGTCATCGTGATTTCGCGTCACGAATCCGACGCCGATATGTGTGAGACCTTGCATCACGAGATCATGCACGCCGTCAGCAACACCGACTCGACGGTTATTCAGACGAATCATCAATTCATTTACGACGAGTCACCAGAACTCGTCAAGGTGTACTTTCGTGACAATCCCGCACTTTTGCGATATACTGTCTCTGCTTGTCGTGACTATGCTGACGATCACGACACGCCGGTGAGGCCGTAACGACACCGGTAAGGAGAATCGAATGTCAAAAGACCAAATAGGAAAAACAAGCCCATACGCACAGGCGGTGTCGCAACCCGGACAGCTTTGGCAAAACGATAACAATTGGCAAGGCGATTTACGTTCGAAATACGACTATCAGACTTGGCCAGAAGCAATTCGCAATAAAGAAGCCGAAATAGAAGCCGTAAAGAACCACGACCGTCAGACTAACAAAATTCTCACAGCGTTAACCGCTTTACAGAACGACGGTAGCGTCACCAAATTGCTTGACCGTTTCCTCGATCAGTTCTGTCCCGCTGTCGCTCGTGACTCTGCCCGCGCGGAGTTAATCGCGATTCTTGTCGCGCAGAGACTCACCGGAGGGTAACGATGCCGCCGCACCCACAAGACAATCAAGGGACGCGTGTCATCGACAATCCCGTCGCCGTTTACGAAGAATTCCGTCATCTGCGTACGGTCTTCACTGCGACGGAGTTCGACAAGCGTATCGATGACTTTCTCGCCCGACACTGTCCCGAACCAAATTGTAACCACGACATTCATATTTGTCTCCGCTGTCTCGCGATGCGTGACGAAATCATCGCATTGTTCGTTCTCGAAAGACTTTTGGTGAGATAATGGCGTTGATTCCTCCACATGAACGTTTCGTCATCGTCTCCACAAACTCCGAAGGTTCCCTCCTCAACGACGTCCACGCATTTCTCTCCCGCCACTGCCGTGACTTCTCCCAGAATCGTCTCGACGCGATGACGGAAGAGCTGCTCGCGCTTATCGTCGCCAGAGTCTTGCGTAACGACATCGAGTAACTCCCGCCGTTTCAGTAACTTAGTCATACTCTCCCGTAAGTCCTTTAGAATCAACATCTTCTGAATTTCAATTCTTGCTCCAGAGACGTTCGACTCTCAAAACCCCCTAGGGGTCTTACTGGGCCTACCGGGACACCGAGTCCGCGTCTACGGCTAGTCCGACGACACGAGAACGTCTGACAAGATACGGTCACGCGAAAGCGTCTCTGGCGTCTCCGGCGTCGCCGTCGTCTCACATTGTGGTAAAAATGTCATGCGATTCTGCCGGTCACGCTGCCGCCAGTCTCACCCGAAGCATAGATATCTCGTCTCCGCTTGATCCAGTTTTCCCGCATACAGGCCTTAGGTTTTTCCTTATAAGACTAAGATTCTAATACACTTACGTGTAAGTACATTTAAAATCAGTCACTTACCTTTTCTTCTCCTAACCACTTAGTAACCTCCCTTGCTAAGTCCTTTAAAATCAAAAGCTAATTATGTCGTGTGATAGTAACTAAAACGTTACCCCCTAAGGCCACTACGCGGGAAACTTGGATCAAGTTTCGGGTGAGAGATTTTGCAACTAATTAATTAGTTTTAGAAGTGTCTCAAAATGAGACAAAAAAGTGACAGGAAACTTAACAAAGACATTATCAAGAAACCTGAGTGTAAGTGACTAAGATTTAGACCAGCGTGAGAGAAAAGCGTAGCCGCAAAAGTCTTCAGAGACACAAGAGAGAAGAGTGTCGGCGAGCTGCTTGTGTGTGAGTTTGTTTTCTCGGGCAAGGCGGACAAGAGCGAGGTCGAAGTACTTTGAGTAACCGGGAACGCAACACACGAGAAAGCCTTTGCGGTTTGGCTCAGCGGTTTCGACGGCAACGCGGATTTTTGCAGGGACAGAGTCCCAGACGAACGGGTTAGTCACAGTCATAGTCATTTAGATGACGAAAGACGAGAGAAATGTGTGTGTGTAATTTCTACTCGAATCGCTATGTAGAAATTACCGAAGAACGTAAAAATTACTCTGTGGAAAAGCAAGAAGAGTCAACGTTATGTGAGAGATACGTTTGGACGTGAACGTGCAAGAGAGACATTGGGAGGAAAGAACAAGATGACAAACTTCAAAAGATTCTGTCAGATAGGCACTTGTGGACACGCAACGTCGAAAGCCTACGCAAGAGCGCATAACGATATGTGCAAGGCTTGTAATGAAGGAACGGCTTATCGTGGTCCGAAGTGTCCGGACTGTGATGGTCCGATAGACGCTTGGAAGCTTGCGAAAGGGTATCATTGCGACGGTTGCACGAGACGCGTTGAGATGACAGGGGGTGGCTATGGCTATTGAGAGACACATCATGACACAAGAGGAACTGGAAGCGTTGCCCGAACTCGCGTTCGAGAGTTCGCCGAAGTACGCAGCTAGTTTCGACGTGGCCGCCCTGGCGTCATTGTTACATGGTTCGGAAGATGAGACCATCACGGCAATGGCGAAAGCAGCTCACGCGCTGGACGTTACCCGAGGACGTTGTGACGCTTAACGTCGCCAACGTCGCCTTTCAACGTTTCCTAACCGAATGGCGTGAGAAGATACGCCAATCACAGAAAAGGAAGAGACAATGACAAGAATAGAGGAGCGCATAGAGATGACCAACCAAAAATCAATCGTAACTGTACCATCCATTCTCGAACAAAAGATAATGGGAACTCCCATTACAACAGAGACGCGCATCTCAAGGGCAGAATTGCGCACGTTGTTCTACGTTGGACGCAAGCTGGAGTTGATTGCGTGTCTCATGGGACCAACACTGCAAGCACGCACCGTCAAGGCCCCTCGGTCGTATGGATACGATATGGAAAAGCCCGATGGCAATGTGAGCAATCTCAGATTTGAGTCTGGACAATGGATTACAGCGGTCTCGCCTGCTGGTAATGGATACACCGAGGTCAAGGTGTTCACGGCGGAGGGGGAATTGGCCGCACATTATCGACTCCTCTAGACGCTGAGCCCACACTCCTCTGAGGTGCGGTTAAGACATTAAGTAGACAAATTGCTCTATGAGACTGCCTGATGAGGGCTAATTGCTCGAAACGCGAGAGAGAGAGAAAGACTCTCGCGTCGCAGTCAAACGACTGAAAGGAGAGAGACAAATGAGTACAGCATTGAAGCCTAGCGCGTTAAGACAAGCGTTAGAGGTGTGTGTGAAAGCGAAACGTCCTGCGTGTGTCTGGGGCAGTCCTGGCATAGGCAAAAGTGACACCATGAAACAGATGGCCGAAGAACTGTCACGGCAGTTGATTGACCTTCGAGCCGTCCTGCTTGATCCTGTAGACCTACGTGGTCTGCCAACGGTGAAGGACGGTTTGTCGAAATGGGCGATTCCGTCATTTTTGCCACGTGAGGGTACGGGGATTCTGTTTCTAGATGAACTAAACCGCGCGCCCGCGTTGGTACAGAATGCCTGCTTTCAGCTAGTCCTCGACAGAAAGCTTGGCGAGTACGTGCTGCCGGAAGACTGGACAATTGTCGCTGCGTGTAACCCGACAGGGACAGGGACAACGAAGATGAGCGATGCGCTGGCGTCACGGTTCGTTCACTTCGATATGGAACCCGACCTTACCGATTGGTGCAATTGGGCAGTCAGTCGCAACATCGAACCAATCGTGATTGCGTTCTTGCGGTTCCGTCCCGAGTTGCTGCATCAATATGACGTGAAATTGCGTTCGTTCCCATGTCCTCGCACATGGGAGTTTGTCTCGCAGATTACCGCGAGCTCGCCAGCACGTGAGATTGAACACGCGTTGTATGTGGGTGCGGTTGGTGAGGGTGCTGCGGTTGAGTATTCGGCGTTCATGAAACTGTTTCGCGAGTTGCCGTCGATTGATGCGATTCTGCTTGACCCTGTCAAGTCTCCGGTACCGTCTCAACCGTCAACGTTGTTCGCCATAGCTTCTGCTTTGGCGAGACGGGTAAACGATGGTAACTTCGGACGCGCAGTCACGTATCTCAACCGTCTTCCGGCGGAATACATGGTCATGAGTATCAAAGACGCCGTGACACGAGACAAGACGTTGTGTTCCACTCCGGAGTTCACGAAATGGGCAACGGCAAATCAGGAGTTTTTCGCCAAGTAAGGGAACGGCAATTGCGTTAGCTTCGAGACTACGCTCACGTGACAGGTGAGCGTCACTGGAAGCTAAACCAAAACGGGAAAAGGAGACAAGAGTATGAACCTAAGTAGCAAAGCAATGCTTGCGAGTCTGACGATACGGCAATGGACAGCTCGCAAGTACGACAAGAAAGTAAGCAGAGACGTTGCCAACGCGCATGGCAGCGACATTCACATGGGACGGTATAACAAAAGCCTACTCGCGAAAACGGCGTTGGAAGAGATACAACGGGTAGCGTCACAGGCACGGGCAGATTTCTACGCTCACACACTACCGTGGCAAGATGACGGCGCGAGGGTGTTAACGTCATCGGGTTATTTCGATCTGGCACAGAAGATGCGCGGACATGAGGGTAACTGGCAACCGGCGACGGAGAGACTATTTGATAACTACGACACGTATACGAACGATGCTCGTGTGTCGTTGAATGGTCTCTGGAAGGCGGAAGACTATCCGACGCTGGGAGAGCTGCGCGGAAAGTTTGGCCTTGACTTTCGTGTGAGACCGTTACCGGAAGCGGAAGATTTTCGCGTGAATCTGTCATCGGAGGACGTGAGACTCATTCAGAATCAGATTACGCGGAGCAACGATGCTGCGGTGAAGACTGCGATGACGGACGTATTTGAGCGAATCCGTGACGTTGTTTCGGCCATGGCGGGCAAGCTGAAGACGTACAAGGTTACGGAGGACGGGGTAGAAGGCATCTTTCGCGATACGCTCGTGACGAACGTCAAGGATTTGCTTGACGTGTTACCGTCACTGAATCTGACCGATGACGCGAGAGTGACAACGTTCGCGCAAGAGATGCGCAAGCTGGTACAGTACGATGCCGAGACGTTACGAGAGTCCGAGCACACGCGGATTCAGGTAGCGGCAAGCGCAGACTCGATTCTGGCGACTATGTCGGGGATAATTTAGCTCTTGCGATGAGACACTAGACAGGGTATTCTTTCTAGTGTCTTTCGGAGGAACTAAGTTATGCAACTAAGCATCGAAGCACAACGTTTTGAACATGCGAAAGAGATAGCGATTTTGCTGCGTGCACATATGCTTCGTTTGAACGCATATCTCTTGTGGGAAGCTATGGAACGGGCGTTGAAAGAGGGTCAACGATGACAATCGAAAAGAGAATTAGCAAAGCACGCGCAGACCTACTCTTAGACTTTCCTTGGTTCGGCGCACTCGCGATGCATCTTGCGATTGTGCCGGAGGAGAGCATAGACACGTTCGACGTTGACGGAACCACGATGCGGTATAACCCGAAGTTCGCGGAGACACTGACGAACAAGGAACTCCAAGGCGTCATCGCGCACGAAGTCATGCACTGTGCGTTTCTGCATATGTTCCGGCGGGAACACCGTGACCATATGCTTTGGAACGTCGCTTGTGACTACGCGATTAACGGCGAGATTCTGAAGACGCTGGACAGAAACGGAATTCCAATGACGTTGCCCAAGGGTTGCTTGCATGATAAGAAATATGACGGTTTGGCTTCGGAAACTATTTACGCTCAGTTACAGAAAGAAGGTAAGGGAAAGGGGAAGCAGTCTCCACAACCGACAGGGACAGTGTTAGACGCACCGAAGGGACAATCGGACGGAGACTCACAGAGTCAACAGGGACAAGCGGGACAGTCTCAGCAGAAGACTCCGGTAACGTCACAGCCGCAAACGATGACAGAAGATGACTGGAAGATCGCCGCTGAACAAGCGAACAAGGTTGCGCAGAAAGCGGGGAATATGCCGGGACACGTCGCCAGGGCGCTTGGGAAGCTACGGGAAGCGAAAGTGAATTGGAGACAGGAATTGAGAGAATTTCTCGCGGCAACGGTGCCGTCTGACTACTCTTGGCAAAACCCGAATCGCCGGTTCATTCATCTGGGAGTATATCTTCCTGGTGTTGTGAAAGAGAATTTCGGCCACTTGGCGATAGCGATAGATACGTCTGGGAGTATCACGCAAGAGATGCTGGATACGTTTGCGAGTGAAGTCAACACAATTGCGTCTGAGTTGAAGCCGGAAAGAGTTACGGTCATCTACTGTGACGCGAGAGTCAATCATGTAGACACGTTCGAAAGTGAAGACGTGACGTTCAAGATGCACGGCGGGGGAGGAACGCAATTCTCACCCGTCTTTGATCTAGTGAACGATTGGGAGGAACGTCCAGTTGCTCTCCTCTACTTCACTGACCTTGCGTGTTACGACAAGCCGACAGAACCAGGTTATCCTTGTCTCTGGGTGACGCAAGAGTGTGTGACGCTGGACGGGCCGTTTGGGCGCACGATTAGGATTACGGAGTAGACGAAACGTGAACGACATTCAGTTATATGAATACGAATTGCGGCATGAGGAGACGGGCGAGATTCGGTCAAGTCACCTTTACTGTGCGATGCTTACCGAAAAAGAAGCATTCGATCTGAATCGGGAACGTCGTAACGATGGTACGCCATGGCTTTGGGTTCGGCGCGAAGACTTTCGTGAGATGGTGAGAAAGGCGATGAGAGAGGAGCGAAGGAATGATGACGTGTAGCCACCCCTGCCCCGCAAGGAGTCACATACCACTTCGTCACAAGTTCCCGAACTATCCGCATTTTTGGCATTGCGAGAAGTGTCGAGAGAAACGGTGGTTTCATCTGTGCCGGTTTTGTTGTGAATTGTATTGCTACCAATGTAAAACCATAACGGCGCAAGAATCTCAGATATTGCTGGTATACCAAACGATGAGAGGATTAGGAGTCATATGATCGGAACCATGATGTTTCTTTTAGGAAATTTCTTCGGCGCGTTCGTTGTTCTCGCGTTGTGGGAGAGATGGGCAAAACGTCTCATGCGCGGTCAGCGCGAGACGCTTAGGCTAGTCCGGAGTCTTTATGAGTGACACACACTGGCGAACGTTGGAAGTGAAAATACGGGTGAGAGTGGAAGTAGACTCGCTCGAAGATATCAACGGCATTCGTGAGTCTCTCGCGGAGGACGTGACGAACGCCGTCGGAGACTCACTGGCGAATTCCTGCTTGGACTATCAAGTAGGTGAGTGTTTGGTGAGGGTGCCGTGACAAAACAAGAAAAATCTCTTGCAAAGACGTTGCGAGAGCTGCATGATGAGACCAGCAAACCGCGTGCGATTTGGCAAGGCCGAACGTATGCACAAACGGTTATTTTCGACGACGTGTTGGAATACGTCGCGGAGTGGTTAGTGAAAGAGAATCCGAAGTTTGATAAACAGAAATGGTTTGATTACGTGAGGAGAATACGATGACGAAACATTTGTGTAAGAATTTTGATTGTCCAGATTACGCTGATGACGCTCAGATTTTTTGTCTCGCGTGTCGTCATGTGCATTACGTCACTGTCTCGCGGTTGCTAGGCCCAGCCGCAGCGGAGTTTTCCGACCCTCCGTTTTTGCCCAAACCTCCGAAGATATACAAAGGCGTGGCGTGGGTTGCGTTGCCGAGACCAGGGCAGAGACCGTTTGTCATATCGCTGGCGAGTTATCGTGTGGCGCGAAAGGGCAAGAATCTCGTTGCGACGTGGCAAAAGACTGACAGCAGCGACGAGACGAATCTCGTTTTGATGTTCGTGAGTAACGGCAAACCGTGTATGCTTGTGTTGTCAGACATGCCCAGAACACGTGAGTTTCCGAAACGCGACAAGGTAAAACCTCTTGCGTCGCGTCTTCCGATTCCGAAAGACAAGACAAGACTCGAAGCCGCGATTAAGAAGCTAGAAGGGCGGTTAACGGGAAGGTGTATTGACTCACAAATGTTGCCTCAACCGCAAAGACCGCGTTTGGCGAAAGCCACGAGCGCGTCTTCGAAACGCGAGACGGTTCTCGCGTGGTATCAGGAGAAAGAACAGAGACGGAAGATTCGTAGTGTGATGAAAAAGTGGGATACTTACTATGGCAACTACGTCTTACGCGGACTCGGGTTGACTTCAGCGCCGGATTTGGGTTACACGAAACCGAAGACACAAGAAGAGACAGTCACGATGTTAGTCTCGTTCGAGCAGGAGAAGATCGATTACGTTCTTGCGTTACGCGCGAGACGCAAGGGGGAGAGAGACCTTAGGAAGTTACAAGAGCGGCTGGAACAGCTTACGGCGGTGACGAATGGACAGACGCGAGAAGAGTGACGTTTGCTGGCACGCGGGGAAGCCGGAAGAGACGGATTCTTTTTACGATCACATGCGATGTCCGCGCATTGCGTGCTGTTTCGTTTATACGTCGCCGCATGTTGCGACAGGGAACGGTTTTCATCGTTATTTTTATTGTCCTGCTTGTGACCACACATTGAGTCATTATATGTGTGACAGGTGTGGGGTAGTCTTTTGTCGCGACTGTCGTCTAACGAACGCGGCAGAGACGGCGAAAGAACGTCTAGGCGTCAACAACGTTGTCGAGGAGCCGTTTTGACAGAGACAGAGACAAAGACGTGTGTTCACGCGGCACAGCGACATTACGTCCTCGCGTTGCATTGTCCGAAGTGTTTCCCCTTACGTAACGATCTTGCCGCGAAGCATAGCACGTGCGTACACTGCGGCGTGGTCTTTTGTCTTCAGTGCCGGAGAGAGCATCGCCGAGCGACAGAAGCGATGAACGTTAAGAGAGTGACGGCGCGCATGGGTGTGAGAGTCTCGGTCAAGAAACCGTTTTATGACGTTGGAGACGCGGAGAAGGATGAGAATGTATGACGGAAACGTATACGTGTAAACACATCCACACCGAAATTCCACAAGTATGTGACGTAAGCGATTGTCCGTACTGTCTCTTCGAGTCTTGTCACAATTTTTGTCTTGACTGCAGGAAGATGGTTTGTCTAAAATGTTTCCGAAGTGACGACGTGTTGACGGAGAGGCGGGCGAAGATTCTGGTGATGATGCGGCTGGGGGTGTTGACGGAGAACGAGGTACTCGATTGAGCGACAAACGTTACCGCACGTGTGAGCACACGACGAAAGTTCGCTGGCGTCTCTATCGTTGTCAACGATGCGACAAGCGTAAGCGTCACGTCGCGTGTGAGGATTGTCATGGAGTCTTTTGCGAAACGTGTGGGAGACCGAACAAACGCGGGAAGAAAGAAAGACTCAGTGAAGTTGCGAAGATCGTCGCGGAGGCGAAGCATCGGTTGGGAGTGGATTGTGGGTGTGATGAGTGTCTACAGAAACGTTTCCCAGTGGCGATGGATCAGATAATCAAAGACGCTTACGCTCTGGCGAAGCTTCGCCACTCTGCTTGGCAGAGCGCGCTTTGCGTCCCAGGCCATCGAAGCCCGCCCAGCTGGTCGAGGTATTCGTGGACGCGAGACAAAAGCGACTTGCCCGAGGGGGAGTGGATGCGGGAAGTCGATAAAGCGCAATGGCGAGACGCCGAGACAGGACTGGCATGTCTC